ATGCCCCAGCGAATTACCCTTGAAGCCGTTAATGAGAGACTAAAAGCAGCGAGAATTGGCGTGAGGGTTGACAAACGGGGCGATCGCCTATCACTTAGAGCGACATTTCCACCGAAGCCGGGGAGTGGGAAGCAGAAGCCGCACCAGCAACACTTATCGCTGGGGATTTATGCCAATCCCGCAGGGCTACAGCAAGCGGAAGCCGAGGCGAAGGTGGTAGGAGGATTATTGGCAGCGGGGAGATTTGATTGGAATAGATATCTAACCGTAGAGGAAAAAGCGGTATCGTCAAGCGTCTCAGAGTGGGAACCAATCAAGCTCAAATTTGAACAAAACTATTTCGCTACAAAAGGTGACACTGCCGCTACAAGATTGACCTGGAAGAACGATTACGAATCAGCTTTCAAACTTTTATCTGGGGACGCAACGCCTGAATCACTTCACACCGCAGCATCTGCCACACAAGCGAACACTCGCACCAGGAAGAGAACTGTAGAGAAATTGCAGGCGTGCGCGCAGTTTGCTGGCATCGAAATCGATCTTTCTCCTTACAAAGGTGAGTACGGGCGATCATCGCTCAAGGCAAGAGAAATTCCCAGCGACGAGCTGATTGTTGAAGTGCGTGAAATTCTACAAAACCCCGCATGGCAGTGGCTATACGGGGTAATGGCGTGCTATGGCTTGAGAGATCATGAAGCTTTCTTCTGCGAAGTCTCTCCCGTGTCACCCCACTCATGCAGAATTCTGCATGGGAAAACAGGAGAGAGAGTAGCGTATCCCCTACATCCTCAGTGGGCAATTGAGTGGGAATTGTGGCAGATCCAAAAACCAAACTGCAGTGGCAAAACTTACCGCGATTACGGGCAGCGGGTAAGCCATTATTTCAATCGTCGCAACCTTAGCTTTTGCCCTTACGATCTACGCCACGCCTATGCGATTCGGGGAACCACACAATACAAAATCCCCATCCCCACAATGGCTGTGTGGATGGGGCATTCACCCGTAGTTCATCTACAGACTTATCAGCGCTGGATCGATGCCGCTACTCACGAGAAAGTATTTTTTGAAGCGATCAACAATTTGATATAATTTCTCTAGCGCCACAAAAAAATCCCTCTCAGGGATTGAAACGAATACCCATGCACTTAATGGCGCAAGCTTTTTGAATCCCTATCAGGGTTTGATTTTCTTTATTCCTGCCGCATTGCCATACAGAATCAAATTCCCTTCGTCGTCCACCACTTCCACATAGCCGGATGGGTGAAAGTGGGGGTAAATATAGATCTGAATGGTTCCTTGTTTCTTGCAGGGAAGGCAGTTTGCGTCGTGTCCTACGAACTCTACGCGATCGCCGGATATGAGTTTCCTTTTAGCCATCACTCCATTCTCAATAATTTCCGGCTTCGTCCCCCTTTCGGGGACTGCCATTTTCCAGATTTATTAGACTTTAGATTCAGTCCACCGCTAGAAAGAGCGTACAATGTTTGCCGAACAGTACTGGCATGAGTACCAGTTTTGGCACTGATTTCCTCGTAGCTTAAGTACGCCCCCTGCATGGCTTCAAGAATGAGAATTGCTCTCTGCTCTGCTCTCCCCAAAAGGGGATAAAGCCACTTTTGTTCGTCTGGGTGCAATTCCAAAAAAGCGGCGAGAGATGGGGCAATTTCTGTCAGTTTGTCCGCTGTTACTTTGTCCATAAATTACCGCCTTGCCAGTTTACGCGATCGCCCACTGGGGGCATAAGCGCATTTTGCATCTAGTTGAATCGTCGTGCCGCCTTCAATTAAAGCATTTAAAACTTGACTTACGGTTTGTGAATTGCACCCGCATTCGTCCGCAATCTCCTCAAAACTGAGGGGGCAAGCACTAATTGCATCCAATATCTTGAGTGCCAGCAATGCTGACTTTCCTACGCTTAACAACTCATACAACCACTCTTGTTCACGCTCTTGTAGAGCGCGAAATTTCTCTATGGCTAGTGCACCACTTTTAAGTTTTTCAGATGTTAATTTGTTCATTTCACTCCCTCGTAGGGATAAAAATATTTTAGCAGGGCGCTCTGGAGAATGCCACACCCTGCGCCCAAGAGCAATCTTACTGCTCAAAACGGTATATCATCACCATCCTCACTCACATCAACCTTGATAGTGTCGGGCATCTCCAAAAACCCAACACCCTCGTAAATTGGTTCTGTTGGCTCTCTCAAGCACAAAACGTCACCGTTTGTAGGGTCAATTAGTTTGGCACGGCGTTGGAATATTTGCTTTGTAATCAAAATATCGTCGGTCAAGTAACGAATCACTCCCCACTTGTTCCCCTTCTGCCACAACTCCGGCGCAAGCTCCCCAGAACCAGACTTGCCGCGCCCAAGATTAGCTTGTACTAAATTCTCCAGTTTGTAACCGGATCTGGTTTTTCCGTAGGTGTAAGTTCGCGGCATTCCTGATGCCGACCAAACCTCACTTAACAGGTCATAGTCGGTTTTGATGTCGATGCCGTTGGCAGCGCACAAGTTATCGTCAAATGAAAGCGAATTAAATCCTACGATTAGCTGTGCTTGATTTACAGCTTTTTGAAACTCGCTAAACACTGCTTGTGTATAAATTCTGATGGAGTTGTCCCAACTTAACCATGCACCAATCACACTAATACCCATCCCTTTAAAGTCCGTCCACCCTTCGCAGTACTGGAATCCCGGCTTAAGATATCCGCTTCTATCAGGGATGCATTTGATAATTTCGCAGTCGTAAATTAAAATCTTCACGCCTTTACCTCCACCTTATGTCTTTCTAGCCAGTTTAAAGCCACGCTGGCAATACTTTGCCCAGTTCTTTTGCCAAATTCCAAAGCGCCTTGGATTGACGTGTTAGCTCCGTCCCTTTGGGGTATTGCACCACTAGACACCGCCCAATCAGCACACATGTCGGCAACAAGTTTTTCTAGCACGTCAGAGGGCATCATACCTGGGCGATCGCACTCGTAAAGCTTGCATTGGGCATAAATCCAATTGACATCGTGCCCTGTAACGCTGCGCACCTGCCTTACTACGAGGTTATTCTGTGGGTACAAGTCCTGCGTTGAATTTTTAGGTGAAGCCTGTGGGACAAAATCTTTTGTCCCGTGAGCTTCACGTTTTGAATCAGGTGCGGGAATGCCAGCAAGCGCGTGCAGCAGTCCGCCCTCTTCTTTTTGCTGTCTGATTGGGGGCTTTATAAATCCTTTGTCAATTTTGTATTGCTCGGATAGCCGCCTCACCTCGCCTGCCATTTGATCGTCAAGTTCCTTCATTCGCTCCCAGAGGTACTTGATTGTAAAAAGCTGATCGTCCAAATATCTCCCCACTCCCCACTGTTCGGCAGCGTTTTTGAGAGACTCAGCAGCCAGTCGATCAGCAGCCGAGCCGCGAGACATCTCATTGCCACCTTTACTGAGAATTGAGATTGGCACGGATGCGATCGCTTCTTTACGGATTCCTAATATTGTGATTGCAGCGCGGCATATGGCGTCATTGTTCAGATATTGGATTTCTGAATAATCAATAATCCATTCTGGGCATACATCATCTAGTCGCTCCCGAATTACCTGCCAGGACAGGAAAACCCACTTACGTCCGCCTCCTGGTAAATCTCTAATTTCGTGTAATTTGGCAGGAAAAGGTTTTTTTAGTTGGGACTGAATTCGCTTTAATTCTTCTCTAATTTCTGGCGTCATTGTTCGTTTTCTCCATTTACAATCACTCCTCTAATACCTTTATTTTTAGAAGTTTGAACCAGAGCGGAAGCCTTTTTAACCACGTCATATAGATATTCACCTTCTGCTTTTACTACACCAAAGGTAGCGCTAATTCCTTCGGCATTAAGTGCCGTTTTAAGGCGATTAGCGGCTTGCATCGCTTCGTATCTATTGATTAGCATTACAAGTTCGTCTCCTGAGTACCAGCGTCCTAGAGCCTCGTCCTTGCGAACCATTGAAAAAATTCGGTTCAATCTTCTATCCACTTCTTGATAGCCAAGATTGGAGTTTAATTGATGCATGTTATCGATGTCGAGAAAGACGAGAGACAAATTATCCTTGCGCTTAATTGACTGCCAGTAAGCGTCAATACCTTGACGGGTTAAACATCCAAAAGTTGGGCATTGATAGAGTTTTTTAATTGACCTACGCTGGTAGATTACAAGGGCAATTAGAGCGATATTGGATGACAAAAGAAGAATTTCTGTAAGGTGTGACATGGTTTTAATGACGTGATAATTTGATAATTTTAATGAAGAATAGTCCCCAGTACGTCTGGGGACTTGTATTAGGCTGCTTGCAACTCTAGTGTTGAGTAATAACGCTTCAAATGCTGCCATTCTTGAGATGTTAATTCGTCAACGGGTTTATCAAGCAAGCTGTCAACACTGTCAACGTCGTTTGGCGAGTCAGCTACAAGTAAGCCGTTTTTAGCAATAATTAGCAACTGCGCTTCAAGCTCTGTGTCGCAGTAGTAGCGTTCCGCCTCACCATCTATCTGCGCGATCCACTTTTTATCGCTAACGCCTTGGTAAAACGTTCCAAGCAAATTCATGCCACTCCACACCCGGTACAAGTCCCCAAAGTCGGGATCTGAGGTAGAGTCAATCTCAATTTCAGGAACTTCCGTGTCTTGCCATCCGTTGAAAGATGGATTAGGTTTGTTTTCTGCTATAGGTCTTGATAAATCATCGGATTTAGGTATTAGGCTGGCTGCTACGGGGGAGTCGGCTTTTTTGTTTAGCCCTGTGGAAAATTTTCCTTCGGGTAGCTCAAGCAGTAGTGCTGCGGCTTCGTAGGGCGACCTGTAGATGCCGTTAACACCTGTCACCTCCCACATCAGATCGGCATTCATGGCAATTTCGCCAATTTCTAAATTCCAGTGTTTGACCTCGTAGGTGGTGGCGGAGCCGCTCACTGGGGTGAAGAAAAGTTCACCCGACTGAAATGAAATTCTTGGTTCAGCGAGTGGTTGACTTTGAGTAACTTCCAGATCTGCTTGAGTTGTACCGTATCGCAGGTAATTTATCAGTTGCTGCTTTATCTCAAAAACATCAACTCCACACTTACCAAGGTAATCAATTGCGGCTTTAACAGCGTTTTCCAGTTTCTCAAAGCCGCCAGTTTTGTATTCACGTCCGCTCTGATTGTAGTAGTGGGGTGCTACCGCGTACCAGTAGGTAGTTCCGGTTTCGCTGCCGATTCGAGTCTTGAATTCGATGCCTTGGCTTATACAGAAGCCGTAGCCGGGAATTGGGCAAAACTCGCCACCGGGATACTCCCCGGTGGCAGACTTTGCGCTTTTTTCGGATTCTTGCTCTTCTATTAAGCGGGCTTGCTGCTTTTCAGTTTGCTCTTCAATCAAATGCAAGCAATCCTGGGTTTGTTGGTGATGATCTCTTGCCACTCGGTCGGAACCGCAACATAAACCGCGCCCCGTGCCGTCGTTAAACGGATGGAATAATGGGCAACTAGCACAAGTGTGTTGACCCTGTGGAAAGTTTTCCATAGGGGCATCTAAAGTTGATTCGCTGTCAGTTTCTGTTGCTACCACTTCGGCGACTAACGTTGGCTGACTGTTGAGGATTGCCTCCACGCACTTTACAGAAGCTGCGTACTTGGGTAGTCCTAGCTGAGAGCAAATTTCCCAGAGTTGGTTGCGCTTGAGGGTTTCGAGTTGAGTGCGGTCGTATTGTGTCATCATGGGTTTAGATCCTATTTATTGGTTAGGGTTCACGGAAGGTGTCTTGCTTCTTGGTCGGAGGGGACGCCTTCTTGTTTTTGGGTAGTAGTTTAGGCTCAGCATCTCGACTTACGCTTGCGCTGCGATCAAAGGCTTTACGCTACTTGTTTTTGTTTCTTGAATCTAATCTAGCAATTATTCTAGATTTTTGTCAATATTAAAATCAATATTTTTAAATCTATGTACAATAGGCTTTACAGACATCAATCTGGACAAAGAGTATATTGTTGATAGAACAAGTAAAAAAATATGCCTGCAAGCAAAAAACCCGAAGTGCAAGGGCGAACAGCACAACTGGGAATCAAGATAGATGCCGATCTCTACGATAAGTACAAGGCAAAATTAAAGGAGGATGGTATCTCAATTACGGATGCCATTGAAAACCACATGAGGGATTATGTGGGGGAAATGGTGATCACCAGCAACGTAATCGACATCGCAAAGCTACTCGAAGATGTGGAAAGACTGAAAAAGGATATGTCCCTAGTAGAGGATTTAAAGCAAGTCGTGGGGGAGTTACAACCGGACTGGCAACAGAGAATAAGCAGCTTAAAAGCCAGCTAGAAGCAATGTCCTCCCAAGTCGAGAACATGCTTAAAATAATGAAAACTTCACCCCCTCTTGACAGGGGGTGAAGCGTTTTTAATACGTGTGAGTTTATTCTAGATAATTTTCTTGATTTTTTGCTAGTCCGGTGTTAAGCTTTTAAGTGCGATGGCGATAGGTGTCATCGCATTTTCATTGCAGAGCGATCGCACAGCTAGTGACCTGCGATAGGTAAAAGCGCCTGCGATAGGTTGCGCGATCGCCCTCCAAATCAAAAACCGGAGTGTGCGAGTTATCAGCGAACACACTCCGGTTAATCACCAAAAACCAAGATGATTACTCACAACTTACCACAAACCAAACTATCCATCCCACTCCCACCCAACTGGGCGCCGCCGAAATACCAATTTGGGCAGTTAACCCAGCAAGGTTGGATTATTGGGATGCGGTTTTACCCAGAGTACTCTGCCCTCGGATACTCATATCGGAATTCCGGTTGGCAGTACGAGGTTATTCGTAGCTGGCTGGAAACAGATACCGAGATTATCTCAGAATCCAGTGTCCGGCTTTACGAGGATGAAGAAGCTAAAGCCGAACTCCAAGCAGAAATCAATCTGCTACAACGTCAAATCGAGGACATAGCACACGCACTTTAACTGGGGGTGGTGCGCTATTTCCCACACAAATCACCCCGAAAAGAAAGCAGCCCTAAACTGCCATCTTCGGACATAGACCTTGAGCAACAAAAACCTGCTGAGTAGCTGCGACGTTCGTCAAAGCATTACGTAAATGCCGCCTCGGTTCTGGAGATACTCAAGGTCAATAAATAAGTTTACTTTGCGTTATCTGCGTGCTTGGGCAGACCCAATTCGGAGCAAATTTCCCAGAGTTGGTTGCGCTTGAGGGTTTCGAGTTGAGTTCTAGGCAGTGGCGATCGCCTTTGTTTTGCCTGTTAACACAATGTTATACCGTGTTATACCTTGTGTCAACAATGTTGCACTAAAATAACAAAAAATCGGACAGAATAAGTTAGGAGCAATTTGTGCAACACTATGGCGAAACAAGAACTTTCAAAAGATGACCGATTGGTAGTCAGAATAGACAAGCAAACAAAAGACGAGTTCATGGCAAGAGTTGATGCTGAGGGCAAAAACGCTTCTGAAATAGTTCTTGCGTGGGTGCGAGAGTATCTTGCGCAAGAACCAAAGCGCATACCCGACATAACCCAGATGTATGCCGATCTGGAGCATCTCAAAAGTAAAATTGCCGTCTTAGAAGATGAAGTAACAAAAAAATCAGCAGCCTGAGAGAGGAGAACCATTCTCTCAGGCTGCTGCATAAACAAATAGCGCAAGCGATGAAGTCGCTTCCCGCACCCCCAAAAAGCCCGTCAGATACCTGACGGGTTTGGCTTTTATTAAGGGCAACAAGTTAAGTCAGAACTTGTTGCCACAAGTATACACATTGTGATACTAATAAAATAGCAATCTGCGTCACAGCTTACCCCAAGCCTCCGACTTTGGGGCAAGTTCTTGCGACATAGCCCAAAAACCAAATCAAAAACCTCCCGCGTGCGAATTACCAAACAAGCGCGGGAGGCAAACAAAAAATACATCATGCTCACCAATTTACCACAAACCAAACTATCCATCCCACTCCCACCCGGTTGGACACCGCCCAAATACCGCCTTGGGCGACTCACCCAGCAAGGGTGGATTGTGGGAATGACTTACCACCCCGGCTTCTCAGCCTTGGGACGCCGTTATACCGATGGCGCAGGCTGGCGGTACGAAGTTCTTGCCGACTGGCAGGATACCGAAACCGAGACAGTGAGGGAGGAAGATATTAAGCTGTTACCCAAACACGAGGAGGAAGCGGAAGTCAAAGCGGAGATCGCATTGCTGAAACAACAAATTTCAGCAATGGAAGAAGCTCTCAACGCTTAAGTTCGGAGTTCGGTTATCAACACTCCGAACATTACCAAGACATAGACTTTGAGCAAACAAAAACCTACTGGGTAGCCGAGCCGAAGGGCAAGGCATTACGTAAAGGTCGCCCCAGATCTGGAGATACTCAAAGAAAGTTACATTATCAACAATAAAAGAGGTAATTGCTGTTGACAGATATCATTCAAACTCAATTAATCAGAATTAATCTGCCAGAGTTCGAGACAAATATTTTAGAGTTTATTTGTCGGCGCTCAAATAGTCTTTGGAATCAAGCTATTTACTACACCCACAAGAATCACGAACTAACTCATCCTACAAGCTTTTCACCAAACGTTTCTTACGAGCAATTGGCTGGCGATTTAAAAGATGAGCAAAACTACAAGCTACTATATTCGCAAGTTGCGCAACAAACCTTGAAATCTGTGGCAGAAGGCTTTAAGAGTTTTAAAGAACTACTGCTCATGTGGCGTAAAGGGGAATTGCCGCATATGAATGGGGAACCAAGACCACCCAAATACCGTAAAAAAGGAGGGTTGTTTCAAGTTTCCTATCCTGCTCAAGCTTTAACTTTTGAACTAGATAGTCCGTTTGTGCGTGTCCCTCTAGGGCAAGAGCTTACAGCATTAGAAGGCGTTCAATACCTCTACCTCCCTTGCCCGTTCGGCATTCAACCAGAACAAATCTGCGAACTAACCATCATCCCCAGAAACAGAGAATTTTATGCTGTCTACTCGTACAAAAAACAACCGTTAATAGCCATCAATTTAGACAAGACTAAAGCACTGGGAATTGACCACGGACGTGATAACTGGCTAACATGCGTGTCAAATATTGGTACTTCATTCATCGTTGATGGATTAGAAATTAAGTCAATCAACCAGTGGCACAACAAACGAGTCGCCACTATTAAAGAGGGCAAGGAAGCGGACTTCTGGAATAACCGATTAGCTAAAATCACAGAAAAGCGTAATCGTCAGATGCGTGATGCAGTAAATAAAGCTGCTCGCTTAGTTATCGACCATTGTTTAGAAAACGGTATTAGTACAGTTGTTTTTGGTTGGAATCCAGGTCAGAAACAACGCACCGAAATGGGGAAAATAGGAAATCAATCTTTCGTACAAATTCCTACTGGAAGACTCAAAGAGCGCATCAAACAAATGTGCGATTTGCATGGTATCCAGTTTGTAGAAACTGAGGAGGCGTACACGTCCAAGTCATCATTCGTTGATGGAGATGAGTTGCCGAAACATGGTGAAAAACCCATAGGCTACAAACCATCTGGCAAAAGAGTGAAGCGAGGCTTGTTCCGTACCGGATTGAACTGGTACATTAACGCGGATTGCAACGGGGCTGCTAATTGCCTACGTAAAGTAAGCACAACGTTGGGACTCGTTCTTGACGGAGTGTCTAGGGGGTCTTTGGCGACCCCAGCTAGATTGCGGATTTGGAACGGCGCGAGTAAGCGTCCTCTACCAGGTCTTGCCTAGTACGAAAAGAATCCCCGACCGTTTACGGTGGGGAGGCGTCAAGACGCCCAAAAATTCACACAAAATCACAGATAAGCAATGAAAATTTCAGCCATTCAACGCCACGAATTAGAGCGAGAACTGGTAACGATTCTTGCTCAATACGAGGGATTCGAGGTAAATCCGAATACCATCCACACCAGTTCTAATCCACGGACAAAACGTTGGCTAGAACTGGCAAAACAACTGATTAATTCAGTAGAGCAGGTGATATGCGACAACTAACACTATTCAAAACCAGCCGTGACGAGCCGCCCGTGACTTACATGGCGAACTTCCTCTCCCAACAGAGGGCCGACGCGTTGCTAGAGCATTGCTTGAATCTGGACTGGCAGCAAAACCAAATCAAAATGCTGGACAAAACTTTACTCGTCCCCAGGAAGGAAACAATTTACGGCGATCCGGGTTGCGACTACCTGTACTCCGGCTCGGTTCATCTTTCGCCCAAGCCCTGGACCGAGGAGCTTCAGTTTCTCAAAGAGTTTATTGAATCGCTCACCGGGTATAAATTCCACATCGTCATCGGGAACCTGTATCGCGATGGACAGGACTCAATCGGTTGGCACTCCGATTCAGAACCTTCAATGGGACTCAATCCAGCGATCGCCTCCGTCACTCTTGGTGCAACACGCAAGTTTTCCATCCGCCAAAAAGTCAAAAGCGAGTACAGAACCAGAAAAACCGAACTGCATATCGAAAACTCCCACATGTGGAATCAGGGGAATCCACAACGCGATCGCCCAGAAGCAACTCACTACTGGCTCGAACACGGTTCGCTACTAATCATGCATCCGGGTTGCCAAGAGGGCTGGGTGCATCAAGTTCCCAAGACGAAAAAACCCGTTGGGCAGCGCATCAATTTGACTTTTCGTCCGCATCTCAAAGGAGAGCCATAAAAACACTTAACTTAGATGTAATTTTACCGATCTTCACTTGAAAGCCTATCCTCAGGCTTATACTTTCTTAACTACTTTTTGAAAAAATTAACGTCAAGACAAGTCGTGTTTCAACTGTAGTCATTGAAACAACAAGCAATTACATGCTTGTAGCATTATTCTTTTAAGGGTGCGCATTTAAGAAAAAAAAGATCGTCAGGAAGCAGCAGATAGTGGAAATCGTAGGACCCAAAACGCTTAAAGAGCAGCTAGATATCTGTATCGAAGAACACGGACTCGCCGAGGTACTGGATAGATTAACAGATCTGGCGCACGAGAGATGCAAGCGAAGCGAAAAACCTTGCGACTGCACCCGGATTACTAATTTACTAGAAGAGGCGACACGAGAAGCTCTAGTATCAGGTTTTTAGCCCTGCCAATCGAGCTATAATCATTTGCGCTAGCCTTGCCGCCTCGGTGGGCGGTAATTCCTCCACAGCGGGTAGTACATCTTCTGCTGTTTTGTAAGTTCGCACACGCGTGGGGGCATTGGAGCTTTGGCAAATAGCAATCAGTTCTTCAAGGCTGTAAGGAGTATGAGGAGCGAGTTTGGCTAGCGTAGAAATTTCTGGTTCTTTCACTTCTAGCTGGGCTATTCGCCGCAAAGTGGTATGGCTAATATCGATTTTGTCGCCAAAATCGCGGTAACTCATATGTCCTCGCGCTTGATTGACGATTTCTGCTAATTTTTGTAAACCTTCTAAAGTATATAAAGTTCGGCTCATAGTTCCATGAACCGTCTGTTTCATGGAACGTGTCAACTACGGAAAGTCGCTGGAACGAGTCAGTTATTACTTGTCAAAGTACTCGTTACAAGATATTCTTTGTATAACCTGTATCGACACCTTTGACAAATGAGTCGCATACGCAACAAAAACCGCCCTTTGCAAACTTCTTTTTGCACAACCTACGAACAGCGTAATTGTGCGAACATATTGGCTTCTTGTTTGGGTATCAGCCTTGCTGAATTCGTTCACAGAGCGATTTGTTCCTACAACCAGCAAATTCTCGACGACCAATGGAATGGCATTTCTCCAGAAGAGTTGCTTTCGGCTATGCGATCGCCTAAAGAACACTTGCAAACCAAGAAAACCGCATAGAGATGCCTGAACTACCAGATCTACCAAATTCTTTTTTAGGCATATCCGACGCCATGCCATTCATGGTGCAACTCGGCTACGGAAACGTTGAGCATATCCGATACGCGATTAGAAAGAACTTCTTTCGGTTGGGCATCGAGGTGATCGATGCCCGAATGCCCCAAAGCAACCGCCCAACTTACAGAGTGAACCCCCACCTGTGTTCTCTGCGCCTTCATGAGTCTCCCGCCAAACGCAATACTCGCAAACGGGGACGCCCTCCAAAGGCGGCATGATGCTACGGAATCTACCAAAAAAAATTGCGTCGAACCAACGACGCACGAGTATCGAAAAAGAATTCTAGAATTCACAAATAGAGCTTAATTATGACACAAACAATTTGTTTTGAAAGTAGTACAAACAACACTTCCAGTACCTCTTTAGACATAAATTTTTGTGATATTAAAAATATCAGCATCCCATTTCATTTAAGTGCTGATGAAGGTAATGTAAAAAAAATAATTACCGAATTCAACAAGGATGGGATAATACCCAAAATAATAATTACCAGTGACAAGGTATTAATTGATGGCATCGACGCCCTGGAAGCATCACGCAGGCTAGGACAAACTAGTGTGCTAGTTGCTGTCAAGCAGTCTACCGATGACAGGCAATTATTACAGCTAGTTCCGAGTTCATTACTATACATTCACCCTATAAATAGCTCTATCTACGGGGAAAGTGAGGACTTAAACGAACTAGAAAAATCAATTCAAAAAACGAATTGGATTGAACCATTAATTGTTACCTTTGACGGTGAAAGATACCGTATAGTTAGCGGAAATAGCAGGTATAAAGTCTCCCAAAAATTGGGAATAAAGCAGGTTCCCTGCGAAGTAAAGGTTTTTACTTCAGAGGCAGAGGAACTAAAATTCCTCCTCGCCGGCAATATCCAGAGGGAAAAGACAATTGAGCAAAAAGTCCGCGAGGGGTGGCTCTGGGAGGAGATTGAGCGAGAAGAAGCCAAGGCGCGGATGCTCAAAGGCTCGACTGCTCCTATGGAAAATTCTCCAGGGGGTGCAGTGCGCGATATTGTCGCCAAAAGAGTCGGGCTAGGCTCCGGCAAGACTTACGAACACGCCTCAGCGGCGGTGAAGGAGATGGATGATTCCAGGGACGCTGCGCCGGGGACAGTAAGAGGCGATCGCCATCGCCAACTCAAGGAGCTGCTATCCAAGCCCAGAGGCGTGGATGCGGCATATAAGCTAGTTAAGGAAAAGGAGGAACCAAAGCCAACGTCAACAAAACACAAACCCGCGCAGTCGGAGAAATGGATACCCAAAGAACTGGAAAGGATAAAAGTCACCGGGGGTGAGCATTCTGGGAAGGAGGCTACTGTTATGGTTGTTTTAAGTATGTGCGCTATAACGCACATCGACGGAAGTCCTGAATCCAAACGCGACCAAATCCCTTTCAATCAAATGCGCCCCTTGGAGCAGCCCTCCATTCCAACAGACAAATCCACCTCAGTTAAGGAGGAGATCCGGAAAAAACAGCAGGAGCTAGGGCTTGGGAGTGGCGAACAGGTTCTTCCCGACAAACAGCGAAACGAAGGTACCGCTCCGAGCGAACCAATTCAAGCGAGTGCTATCAACTTCAAAACCACTGGTGATGCGTTGGTGACTGAGGTAGCGATCGCGCTACTGCGGCTATCACCCAAGCAACTAAGTGAGGTAATGCGCTCGTGCGGTCCGGACTTCACTAGCACACAGATAGAAGCCATCTATCAAGGTTTAAAGCAACAAATAACTCACAAAGCAGCATGACTACCCAACTTTACGCATACCCAGGCACTCAAGCACAAGACTGTCAATTCTGTGGCGAATTTTTGATTCCCAAAACCTTTTACCAGGGAGAGCCAGTGTGCGCCCAATGCATAGCCCAGAAAGGGTTCGCAATTGTCTCGTCAACACAGCTTCAACCTACGCCCCTGCTTAGCCCAGAAGATGAGAAAGCTATCCTCGATTTGCTATCAGGTGGTCCAGCGACCACTGCCGAGGTGAGTCGCCACCTCAAAACCTACCGTGATAAAAGCCTGAAGCAAATGTGCTTTTTATTACAAGAAGGAAAAGTGTCTCGCTTTGGCGGCAGACCCGGAGGCTCTAGTTGGTGGGCGCTACCAGGCGACGACAGCAAAGTTCCTAAATTAGAAGGGAAGTGCTTCAGTGAGCAGATTCTGGAAATATTAGGCATCTACCAATGCCTGAGTATTGAGCAGATGAGGCTCAAGTTGGGCAAAAACCCAGGCAACATCAAAAGCGTAGCTTCCAGGTTGGAAGAAGTCGGGAAAGTGCGCTCTTACCACACCGGACCAATGCAATATTTCGAGGTAACAAAAAATGCTAACGCCTGAAAACAAAAATTATCCTATCCCCGATCCATCTTGGGACTATGCCGAAATCTGGCATCGACTACAAGAAAGCAGAATTCAATTGGAATGCTTGCTGATATACATGGCGGATCTTCAAGCCGCCGACGATTCATCGGATGAAACCGTCAAGACACGCATTACTGATATTACTAATCGACTGAGTGCTGCGAGGCGGTTGATGGGGTGATTAAAAAGCGATCGCCTCCATCGGGGGTGCGATCGCTAATCTTGATAGAAATCAAGATATTTCCAACAAATCGCGTCCCCAGACTAACGAAGACGCTTTGACCAATAGATAACTATGTGGTATTTGACTTATGACTACTATAGCAAAATTTGAAGGCTCAAGCCCATTCGACCAAATCAGGTTAGTTGACCAAGACGGCAATGAATACTGGCTTGCTCGACAACTACAGCTATTGCTAGGGTATAACCAGTGGCGACGTTTTGAAGAAACGATTGAACGAGCAAAACTTGCCTGTCGAAATTCGGGCTACACCGTTGAAAACCATTTTGCCGACGTTGGCAATGTGGTAGAACGTCCGCAGGGAGGAGGTTCCAAACAATCTGACTATAAATTATCACGATACGCTTGCTACCTCACAGCAATGAACGGCGATCCACGAAAACATGAAATCGCTTTAGCACAAAGCTATTTTGCGACTAAAACTCGTCAGACGGAACTTGAGTTAATCAATCAAGAAACACTGAAATCTGCCATTACGGAGGCTGTAGAGCGGAGCTTAGCACCCCTACTCCAAAGACTTGAACAAATGGAGAGAAGTATTCCACAAGCGCACCCATCACCTCCTCGGATACTGAGTGCGTCTACCCCACCAGATGAAGTTCCAGACGACTATCAACAACTGGATGATGAGCGCTGGATAAGCCCTGAATATTACGAGCGGACACGCCGCCAAGCTGAGCGCAGTTTATTTTGGGAAACAAGGAGGGCGAATCATGGCGAATAAAGTTTACAAGATTGTCTGCTACGCCAAAGACCTAATTCTCACAGGTTCCCGCTGCGCCGCCGAGCTACTCAATTTCTTTCGGAACCAGCGTGAAGGATGGTTCACTATCACAATTGACGAGTTAGTAGAAACATTTTTAGGGCAATGGGGACGCCACGCTATCCGCAAAGCCCTAGAACTTCTACACGAGTTGCGTTTAATCGACAGACGGCATCACCGATTAAACGCAAGAGCTTGGCAATATCAGTACCTCGGCTCGGAGCGTCAATCGCAAAGCTCGTGGGATGACGAACCGACGACCGTCGTTCACGAACCGACGACCGTCGTTCACGAACCGACGACCACTATATATATTGATCCAATCTTAGATCCAGTAAATCTTGATCCTCCACAACAACAGGTTGCTGTTGGAGAGGAAAAACTTTTGGAACAAGAACCGGATTGGGATGCCGTAGCACAGCAATCCCAAGAATGGGAGCAAGCCCAAAACACGGAGTTACCCGCACAAGAAAACCAATCCACGCCTACTCTCTCTGTTGAGGAAATAAGCCAAGATTCCTCGTTAGAAGAGTCAATTCCTCATGAGGAAAATTCTCCCGCCGTCGCGCCTGTTGCCGTAAACAAAATAAACGAAACAAGCGAAACAACCGAAAATTTGGAGCCAACAAAAGAACAAATAGACCAAGTTTGTCGTGAATTGCGAGAACTGCGAATCAATCTAGAAGTTGGGTTGTTGCGCAAAAACTGGGCGAATGTAGCAGGTGCGATCGCCTTTATTCGAGAAGAGATGAAGAACGGCGTTCAGCCTAAAAAATCATGGACTGCTTATTTTAGGTGGGCTTTAGTGATGGGTGTAAAGCCTGAAAAAATTCAAGCTCCAACTGACTTTGGTGAGTGGTATACGTGGGCATATAGGCAGGGCTTTGTCGAACGTTCGGAGCTTCGAGAAGATGGCGTGATGGGAGTTTGCTTGCGTGCAGAAGTGGCTGCCCACCTGGGCGTGCAACAGTGGGTGAGATTTGAGAAGGCAGTGGAGTTGTTGGGAGGTGCAAAATGATTAACCTCCGTACCTGGCAGCACATCACTCTTACCCCAGCACAATGGGACATGCTGTGTCGCACCGATGCTTGCCCCAATGGACACAAAATTACTATCCCTGGGCTTGATGCCAGTGCTTGCGACAAGTGCAAGGCTTGGTACGGGGTGATGACTCAGATTGAGACGAAGAAAAGGAGGAAGGCATCGTGAGAGCAATCACCTTGTGGGAACCCTACGCTTCCCTAATCGCCCAAGGAAGTAAGCGCGTGGAGACTCGTTCTTGGGCGACTAATTACCGTGGGCCTCTGCTTATCCACGCCGCTAAGCGTCCCCTGTCTCACGCACAAGAAGAGCTTCTCTCGTGTTTAAATGCGGACTACAGCATCGATTTGAAGAGATTCCATCCGGGGTGTATCGTGGCGAGTTGCAGCCTCGTAGATTGCGTCTTCATGTCCCCCTGTTCCATCAAATCTCAGTCACCCCTGGAGCTAGTGGTGGGTGATTGGCGAGTCGGCAGGGTAGCTTGGATTCTGTCGGATGTTAAGGCGATCTACCCGCCAGTTTCAGCAACTGGCAAGCAAGGGCTGTGGATTCCCTCGGCTAAAGTAATAAAGGCTTGTGGGCTTCAACCGATAACGAAGCGAGTGGCAAAGGGCAGACCTTCGCCGCAAGCCTTGCAATTGAGTCTATTTGAGTAAATGACTCCCTATGGAAAATTTTCCATAGGGTCTGACAAGGGAGAAGAAATGATTAATAGTTGGACGCCCTACGAAGAATCGCCGGATGGACACCGAAAAATCTGTATCTGGCATTCTCCAAAACACTCGCTTCCCTTACTGCACGCCATTTGTAAGCAACAAGAATTCAAGCTGTATGAGGAAGCGATTTTGTGGCTGATCGAGCAATACGAACACCGTCCCTGGACTTGGGAAGCGACGCATTGCCTGAAGCCAAGGTTCTGGTTTGGACAGCGCTTGCTATTCGTTCCTCAAAAAAAGGTTGGGATTGTTCGAGGTATTGAATGGCGGGAAAATTCTGGGCTTTTACAACACGGTTTTTGGTATCGGATGAAGTGGGATGGACGCGAGAGTTTGCAAGGCGTACATGAAAATAGTTTGGAGGCATTATGACTGCAATTGCACCCAATCTTGGTAAAGTTTTCTGTGGCACAGCCATACCCGCTACGGGAGAAGATATTGAAAACTTATTCAAGGGCGATTTGATAAAAGGTAGAGAAGATCAGTTTTGCTATAAATTCAAGTGCGTCCGCAATGGAGTGTTTATTGGCGAGTGGGAGGGCAAAGAATTTTTGATTCCAAGAGAATCGCTCATGATCTGCCATGAGTTACATGAGCCAGTAATCGTTCAAAAAGTTGAATACGTCAACTTTAATCTCCTGACTCCAGGGTCCGGGTTTTGGAGGCAGAAAGATAGCTTGATTCCAATCAATAGCTACGTAAAAGGCACGAATCGCGATTGGCATAATTCGTGCATCCGCTGTGATTTACTGCCTGTGGAGGAACAAATTATCTTATCCAAGCACTGCGAGAAAAAGCTTGCAGAAGAATTAGCAGATTTTCAGGAGAAACTAAAAACGGCTAAGGGGTACTGGGTAAAAAGCTGCACCGAACAAATCAACTACTGGAACAAGCTTCTCGAATTTGAATCGGAGTACCAAAGGGTAGTGCTTGCCAATTTAGATTCCGGCAAGCGAGTCCGCGTCGCCCAAGGCAAGCACAAGGGGAAGATGGGGGTAATTCAGTCCGCGCATTCTGGTACGATGTACGAGCCAAAAAGCCCGCGCCTTCAGTACTGGGTGAAGGTGGGTGGAGTGGATGAGCTTCTCAGGTTAGAGAGGGGCGAGTTTGATCTGTTGAAGGAGTTCGACAGGAAACTGGAAAATCCAAAGCCCAAGCGGGAGAAAAGGGAAAGATCCGCTTGGAAGATTGGCGATACCGTCGCACCTTCATGGTCGGCGGGCAGGAATAGGCGAGGGCAAATAATTGAAATCTTGAATAGGAGCCAGTTCCGGATTGCATGGGACAACGGCACGGAAGGCAAGGTTAGGGGTGACCAGTTGGCTTTGATTGAAGAAGATACGGGAGATACGACCGACTCCTGGAATCCCGCACACTTTGGAGATACGGCTCGTTTGTCCGAGCCGGACGGACAATTGACGATTTTCTGGGATAGCAGTGAAGAACCGCCAGACCCTGACGACTTTGGAACCGTGCAGGAATTTGAAAACGCTTGGAGGGAGTGGGAGCAAGGGCAGCAGATATCAGAGCCAACCCCTAGTCCTTGGTCGGAGCAAATTCCCCAGGGGTATGAATTCTGCTACAAGCAGCTCGTACAGAGGGGTTTTGACCACAAATACGCTGTGGCAGTCGTCAGGAAATTGAGCGGGGTTAAGCCATGAATAACAAATGTCAGCATCCGGGATGTAGCGGGGAAAACACAACCGCGTGTTTTCTCCCTGACAATACGACGGACAAACCCGACTATTATTACTGCGTTAAACACGCACCACAAGAAGGCTTTTGCTACTGCTGTGGACAGTTTTGGGCAGGCGTGGAACGATTTGATTTTGCCGGGTTTTATGGTGGAATCAAGGGTTTGTGCGAAAACTGCGACAGTTCGATTCGTGCAAGCCTGGGCGAATTTGACGACGATGACGAGTTTTATTGCGCGCTCGATTTCGATGATTAAACAAGCGGTCCTAGCCGCGCCAAGGATAAAGAACTGATCTGTCAGATGAAACTTCCCGCAGTCACTGCGGGAAGTTAGAGGATTGCTAGTAGCTCTTTTGCGAGATCCTTGGGCGAATTAATCCCCTTGAGGGTCTTGCGCTTGCCTTGAAGTATCAATTCGATGCGCTCGGATTTTTGTAGAATTAGGTCATCGATCGCATGGTCGATTTGACCTAGTTGTAGCCACGTTGCAAAGACCGCGTTTTGCTGCCCTAACCTATGCGTTCTGTCCTCCGCTTGCTCCACATCTCCTGGTGTCCAAGCTCGATCTACAAGTATCACGTTGGAAGCAGCAGTCAAAGTCAGCCCCACACCGCCGGCTTTGATCGTTCCGACGAACACTTTACTTTCGCCCGACTGAAAGTGATCGACTATGGCTTGACGTTCCTCGGCTCTGGTTTCTCCTGTTAGCAATTCACAATGCCCGACGCCCAAAGCCATTAGCTGAGCGTGAATTTCTTGAGCAGACTTCAAGAACTCAGTGAAAATTACCACCTGCTGCCCTTGCTCCAGCAGCTCTTCTGCTTGAGCAACTGCGGCGGACACCTTGGCGACGCTACCCACTTTACGGAGGATATTGAGTGTCACCAATGCCTCAGCGTCCTCGTCCACCTCACCGCGCTTGGCACGTAGACGGTAGTCTTCCACGAGAGCTTTGATTTCACTTGAGTAAGCTTTCTCGGCTTTGGAGTCTAGTTCCACCTCTTTGAATAATCTAGTCTTCGGTGGTAACTCCGAGAGTACCTCCGATTTTTTCCGCCTGAGAATTACGTCCTCTGTTTTTTTTGCGAGTTCGTCTAGGAAAGCCGCTCCCGTGGCATCCCACACCGTCTTTTTGCCGATTGATTTATGGTGAGCGTTGCAATAGCGCTTCTGGTAAGCCCATTTATCTGCTACTAGGGGATGCTGCACTGCCATGAGTAATGGCATGAGGTTGATTGGGCGTCCGTTCTTGATTGGTGTACCCGTGAGCATCCAGGCTGTTAAGCAGTTCTCATGGTGCGCTAGCTCTAGCATTTTTTCTGAGCGTTTGGAGTTAATATCTTGAAATCCGTGCGCCTCGTCGCAAATTAGCACGTATTTTTGCGCTTCCAGCGGCGCGGGGATTTTTTGGTAGTTATTGCTGAATAATTCCACCACCACTTCAGCGATTTCTGCCGCTCGTCGCCACCCTTCCATCAGCGATACGGGAGCAACAATAAACACCGCACAGCTGTAAGTGAATTGCATGGATTTAGCCGCGTACAAGGCGGTTAGGGTTTTGCCCAACCCCATATCGTCGGCTAAAATGCCTCCGCCATAGATACCACCTTTGCGGTGTGCTAGGAGCCATTCTACTCCAGATTTTTGGTAATCACGTAGTAGCCAACCGTTGGAGAGGGGTGCATCTAGATTGGCGGCTTTTACCAACCGTACAATTTCGTCGGCTTTCTCTAAAGCAGCAGATTCCAGCGCCTGTTGTTCGAGTTCGCGCTGTTGCCGGGCAAGAGCGATCGCACCTTCTACTTCTGGCGCGATAATAAAGTTCTCGTTAGTCAGTTTGTTTATCGCCTCTTCAGCTGAAATTAGAGGAAACCGCCAACTCTTATCGCTACCCTCAAACTTGTATCCTTTGATACTTTTGCAATCACGCTGAAATTTACCAGTTGAATCGTAGGGAGCATATACGGCAATAGAATCGCCTTTGATTTCCACTCTGCGTTCTGGAAGAATGTCCTTGTCTTCTTCCTCGCTAAAAACAAATACTGGTGGGGAATTTACGGGATATTGATGAGCGATCGCATCCCACTCTGGTAGCGACAATCCCGCACGCTCTAGCTGCCCCTTGTATTTTTGGACCATTTTCAATCCGGCTTGAGCTTGAGTTCGGACGAGTTGTTTTTGCCCAGCCAGCCATTTACCAAAGCCAGTGTCACATTTGTTGAATCCTGCCCCGTCCGTGCTGTTTGCCCCATCGCAACATTTGGCGAGAAACACTAAGGCTTGTTCTAACCTCCTGTCGGAAGACTGTTCTTTTTTCCAGTCGATTATCGCGGGAAGTTCTGCTTGGAGCTTGAGAATTTTTTCCAATTCCCAATTGCGTACCGCTTCGAGAATTGTTTCGGGAGTGAGTGGTTCCGATATGACGCGATCGCTATGGGTGGACTTCGCTTCACTTTCACCACCGCCACTATCCAGTAGCAATGCCAACCCAAACACTTCATCTCGAAATACGAACGGGATTCTCATTGCCACTGTGGGTTGATGTTTCCACTTGGGTTTGAACTTGGTTTCGTCTTTTAAATTTTTAACCGACCACTGACCGCCCATAGCCACGTACACGTCTATACTCCTATTCAAATTATATAAGTATAGCCGCGTACAAAGCTTTATTGCGTGCAAAATCTTTAAATTTGGTCTGGTTTTTTTGAGGCGTCGGCGGTTTCAGGCGCATCTTTTGCCTTGGGTTTTGTGGTGACGGGTTTTAGGGGTATGGGTGAAGTACTCCATCCCGCCTTGATCCACCCCGGCGCGTCAACGAGGGGAATGCGCCGAGTTTTCCCATCGGGACTGTACAAAAGAACTGGATCTTGGTTTAGCATGCCAGGAATGCCCCATAAGTAAGTGCGTCAGGTGCGCCAATTGCGGTGGCGGTAGCGCGGATGTACAAAGCGCCTGGTAATAAGTCTTCCACCCACTCGCCGGACAAAGGAATATCAAATTGCTTAATAGTCCCGTCGGCGGTGCAACTGCCAATTTCCTTATAAGTGCCAGCGACGGTTGTGGCGGCTTCGATGCTGATTTTCCATTCAGCAGAGCCTGCGGCGTAGCCAGTGTAAGCACCAGCTAAAATCACTGCCTTATAAGCGAGTTGCTTGTCGGCGGCGAATTCGATTGCGGTTTCTGATGTAGTTGTAGCTACCGCAGTAGCGTTGTAATCCCTAAGTTCAAGACCTTTGTCGAAAAGTAGATGGCGGCGGTTGGCGATAGTTGAGCGACTCATGTGATGTATCTTGGTATTGAAATGGTTTTACCCCCTGGAAAATTTTCCAGAGGGTGCGGGTAGAATCTTGATTAAGCGATCGCAGGGGCATCGGTGATGCCGTGTAGTCTAGCTGCAGCGCGTCCGTGATAGCAGGCGATCGCGTTGTACCAGTCCACGCGAGTGCGGAATACGGGCTTGGTTTCGAGTTCTCCCAAGTCACGAACAGAAACACCGTACACACCGTCAACCGCACCTTGAATGCCGGTCAACATCATGTCGCCAAAGGAAACCACGTAGATACTCGTGCATTGCGTGGAAGAAGTGCCGTCCGGGGAAGATTCGGTATAATCCAAAATTTGGTCGCCGTTGTTGTCGTAATCAGCAATCAAAATAGGTAAAGAATTATACTGCATTACCTGGTTGCCGAGTTCATCCACCTCGTACTCAATGTCTCCACCGATTTGGTTGCGCACGGCTTGAGAAAGCTTGCGGCGGATGGCTTTGCTCATGATGATGTAGTTCGGATTGTCAACCGCGTCGATCGCCTCGTCCAGTTTCTCAAGACTAAGCGGTCCTCCAATGTTTTTATTTGCAATCAATTGGGTTCCGGTGAGCCGGACTTGTAGCCCGTCGAAAACTCTGGGGTTGGTTGTGGAATCGCCCTTGATAAAGTTGCGTGTCCAAGACAAGGACAGCGCTTTGACTTTCATCATCTCATGGACGGTCCGGACGGAGGTACCCTGCATATCAATGATGGCTCTGTCTACATCCAAGTCTCCGCCGGCAATTTTATGTGCCTCAGACTGGGGATTGAGTACGCCTACGCTTTCTTGATAGCCCTCGTTGATGCCGCGAAACCCGATACCGGGCAGTTTGTCTTCGCGATTGTAGTGTTTGCCGGTTCCTGGTACGTTCTCGAAAGGGATTACGCGGAGAATATCACTAGTTGCGGCGTATTCTTCAATTATTGTTGCAGTTTCTGGAGTAGCAAGTTTTTTTGCCTCCAGTAAGGTCATGGACATGGTGAAGTGAATTTTGAGGTGGCTTGTGGTGTGGCGTCACGCCGATGTCAACCTCAGAACTCACTTCCGAAGTCAAACGTCTACTTACTTAATTCCCAGTTCTCTGATCCGCGCTAATCGCTCAGCACGATTGGTAATGCCCATCACCTGTTCTCTAGTTGCCGCAAGCCCCGCTGGATGAGATGGCTGCATACCTCCACCAGCGCCGTTGCCCACAGGGTCAAAAAGTGCCGCCGTGGGACCACTTGATCGCAGCTTGAGCATCAGATCCTCAACGGTGAGGGGAGTTCCTTTGTCACCCAGCATCCTGGTGCCGTCGCGAGGATCTAGTACTCGCAGTTTGCCATCCTCGCCGAGTTGTAGGAAGGACATGGCGCGATCGCGTATCAAGTCGAAGTAGGAACAGCCGAAATCATCCTTACCGGTTTTTCCGCCTAAAGCGTAGAAAGCTTTCTCCAAATCGTTGATAATTCGGGTCTGCTTTAATTCCTCTTGCAGCTGTTGATTTTGCTGTTGAAGGGTTGTGCGTTCACCAGTCCAACGTTCCTTGAGTTCGTTGAATTTCTGCTGCTCTTCGAGCTTGCGCTCTTCTAGGTTGGCAGCTAAGTCCTCAAGCTCTTTGTAGCGCTCGGGGTCAATTGTTTTGATTTGCTCTAATTGAGCTTGGAGTTGTTTATTAGAGTCTTCTAATTCTTTGGCACGAGCTGCAACATCATCGCGCTCTTTGCGAGTAGCTTTAGCTGTGCTAAGAATTTTAGCAATTTCTTCGTCAGAAAATTGCTTATTGTCTGGATTGGGATTGGTTGTGGAGTCTAGTTCTGGCGGCATTTTTGATATTAGTCATCACGACTGATAAGAGAATTCCCACCAAATCTAAAGGTAGAATTAATAGTCCTAAGTAAAGCCTTTGTTTCCACTTGCGCATCAATTTGGTGGCGGTGGAACTATCTGTCATTTTCGCTAGAGCCATGCGCAGAGTAATGCTGTGATTGGCTTCTTCATTGCAGATTGCGAGTAGCGATCGCCCAACTTTAAGAGGTAAAAATTGCAGTAGTTTTCTGTAAAAGCAAGCTTGGAATGATTCCAGCACTGTCATGAATGCTAGCTTATTTTCCCAACTAAAATCCCTGGCTTGATGTCCGCCAAAAAATGCCTTAGCACTGTAATATTTACGACTCAATCCATCAGCTTGGAAGGATTCTGATGCATCCCAGTTGACTGTACTCCAAATTTGTGCATTCTTTGATTCCCGGTTGAATAGCTTATCAGCCGATAATTCCAGCTTGCTACCCGTGAGAGTGCAGAAGGCTTGCGCGTGGTGATACTCAGACTCAGCTTGCTCTTTAAGGATAAGATTGAGTGTGGAATTACCCTCAGCTTGGGCTTGTAATGCTTGTCGCCAGCAGAAGAAAAATACACCCACTTCCAGTTTTTTCAACAAGCTTAATCGATTGGGAAGTTTGCTGAACACCCAAGCCAATACTAGGCAGATTAGTTCGTCTCTATTACGAGTAACCCAAGAGAGTAACGACATTTCCACTCATCGTGAAGCATACACCGTCATATTGCCCACTCTTAGCTGGGTTTTTGGCGAAGAAACTAATCCAGCGGTAAGTGCTGTCAATTGTCACTGCTATCTTGCCCCCGGTATTGGGCAGGGCTTGTACAAACTCCCTACCGATTAAGCTAGTGTTGGGTGCTTGGTTCCAGCGGTGTAACTGGATTGAAGTGGAGCCAGTTGAAATTGAGATATCAAATCCTGGAACTACAGTCAGTTGCAAAGACTGTTGTGGGGCATAGAATTGAAATGCCTTGCCCCCAATGGCACACTGCCCGGATGTGCATAAATTTCCACCACCGAATGCCACGCCACCACCAGTACCACTGCTTTTAATCCACCTACCGATGCCATCATCTGGAGTTACCACGGAATTGCCGTCGGCAGTGGCAGTACTGGAGGCGATGAAGGTGTACCAAGCGGGTAGTCCATCAGCATCGCTTTGCACCAGCCTTGTGTATCCATCAGGGCGATTTTCTTGTGCTATTGCCGTAAGTGCGGCTAAGTTGGCTATTCTGTAACCAATAGAAATTGGCATGTTCTTTATCGGGGCATGGCATCAATGATCGGAATTCCCCCCACTGGAGCAACCAAACTTACGTTCGCACCCTTACATAAAGCGCTGGAATTGGAGATAGCGCGAGCTGAAAATATTTGCCCGTTAGCGTTTTGTACTTGGTAATTACCTGTTGTGGAGTCGTACCCAAGGATACGGGTGCTGTGTTCGAGGATGCGATCGCGTGCTTTTTGTATACCAATTTGTTTTACTTGGTAAGTGTGCCGATTTTGAATTGAGATGTTTCTCAAAAGCTCTATTTCCTTCATGAAAAAACTTGCCTGCCCTTTTCTTTACTGAATAAACTGTAAAGGATTAGTTTTTTCTCTTTGCCGTTCTCTGGTTGATATTTAGGAATTTTGAAGGGAGCAATAAATTCTCTAGTTTCTAGCGGTTCAGGTATTGAGCCAACATTTATGGTAAACGACTCTTGTGTTATGGCGTTATTTAGTTGCGCTAAATTAGAGAAAATTAGTTGTTCGGCTTCTACCTTAATACCGTTTTCACCTTTTAGAAATGCTTCTGGTATAAATATTTCAAACGCACTGTTACTTGTATTTTGACCAATTAAAACAACATTAATTACTATGCCTCCAGATGTTCCGTAAGCATCTATTAATCTAAATCCTTTTTCGGCATTGGGAAACGCGCTAGAACCCCAATCAAAACCAAAATAACAAGCTATATTGCTTTTTGATTGTAGATTACTTATTTTCCCAATATCCCAAACAATTATTCCTGTTGATAGACTGTCACCACCTGTTCGCCCGCCAATCAAGACATAGCAAATCTCTCCATTGATGCTCTTGTATTTTAAAGCTTTAATTAAAAAAACATTCTTGTTAACCAAGACTTGTTCTGTTACATAAGGTAAAGAGTTGACAACGAAGGTAATTTCTGAATTACTTCTAAAGGTTAGACTGGTGAAATTGCTTTCTTTTTCTGTTACCTTAAACTCCAAAATTGATAAATTTATGGCAGCGATATTAAAAGCATCAGTGACGTAAGTTGTAGTTGAGTAAAATTCAGGAAGTTTAAAATTAGTGATATATTTTAAAATCTGCGAGTCATACCCCATTGAGTAATAGCTGTCGAGCGAGAACCATTCTAGAGAGTATTCTCCATAGCCATCGCTCGGATAAAAATCGCTGATGTCGTTAATTACTAGCTTTTCAAGTATTGTGCTGTTGTTTTTTAGCGTTCCGATAAATAAGCCAACTGGACTTATCGATGCTTCTAGGTTTTGTCCGCCGTTTAAAAATATTTTGTGTATACAGTTGGAAGATTTATATTTACCGAGATCGGGTATTTGAAGATTGATAGGTATATCACAAAGAAGCCCTACAATAATAGGTTCGGACTTGGTAATCTGTTGCGGAATGGTGGGATAAACATGAGGCATCGAATCGTATGCAAAAAGCCCTTCACCACGCCTTAATCTGATATTTTCTCCCTTGCCTACAGCGCCACTTGTGATGGAAGATCCATAAAAACTAGCTCCGTTTTGATCGATTAGCTTCGTTAGTCCCGTTACAGGATCGTAGCCGGAGATGGTGGTTATTTTTTGTTGCCCTTGTAATGGTTCTTCCATTATTTTTTGCTCTCTTGAGCGGCGATTGAGTTGCTGCTGTTGTTGCAATAGCCTAAGTTCAGATTCCATTGACGTACCCCGTGTTGAGCATGGCATAAGGAATCTGATAAGTGTAACTTTGTCCTGGAGGTACGGTGACAGGGGCGGATTCGACAAAATAGGCGATCGCTACTCCCGATGCATCTTGTGGAGTAGGTTGAGCGCTTGCCATTAGGAATGCTGTTTGAAAATTTAGCGAAGCATCCGTTGCTGTGAATGTCGCTGTGGCGATGGGAATTTCGTAGCGTTGATCGGTGGTGTCGTAAGCGCCCGCAGTGAACACAATATTCGCTCTAGTGTAACCATGCTCTGCGGCAGGCTCGGCAGCGACAAAGTCAGTAGTTGAGCTTGCTCTAGTTAGTAATGCGGTATTCGCCAAGCACAGCCAAAAACTATTGGGATCTGGTGGCGATTCACCTAGATACAGAATTCTGGCTGATTGTGAAATCCACTCATTGGTAAAGGTTCCTGCTGGCATTAATTAGAGCTTCCTAGAATATTCCAAGTATTTTCATCCACGCTATCCCAATCAAAATTTTCCCAAGTTAATTGAGATGCTTCTAATCCTTGCCCCTGCCCTAGCTCGATCTGCTGATAAGTCGTAGCTAAAAGGTAGGGGTAGGGGTAAAAATCAATTCCTTGCCCCTGCCCCAAATACAAGGTTTTGGGTTCTACGTAAGGTGGTACAACTGCGCCACCAACTTGAGTACCCACCCAGATGCCATCGCAGCTCCATAATGCTTTCATTTGGCTGACAACCCAGCTTGCGCCATCTGCCAGGTAAACTTGCATCGTGTTATCTGGTTCCGTAGCGCGAACTGTCATTAAGGGGGAGTAATTGAAAATCTCATCCACTAAGGGCATCGCTAACTCCTGCCCTTTATAGCGCCCTTGCAGTAGTCGCCCCTCTCGTTGCGCTAGAGCCTGCAGTTGAGCGCTAGCTTGAGACGATGCTCCTCCGCCAATCGCATATACCACTACTTCTCCTGGGCGGAGTGCAGGCTCTACTCTTCCTGCCAAGAAATCAACCGTATAAGTCCGCTCCCGTTGCTTGAGGTTATTAGCACATAAATCGCTAAAAATAGCCTTTTCTTCTATGTTGTTTTCTTCGATTGTGTATTCGGGAGGGCAGCGCTCTGGTGCGGGTGGAACGAGTTGCCCGGAGTTAGAAACTTTTGTTTCTCCTGCAGCGTAAACCAGGTTGGATTTAGTAGTGAAAATTCCGTCTGGCGATTCATTCGCCAAGTCTGGATTTACCCGCACCAATGGCTCATAGCTATTTGTGCTATATTTCCAGGTATTTTTATTAAGCTCCGTCCACTCTTCAGTTTTAAGTCCCGATTTCACTAAATATTCGGGCGGAAATATCCACTTCTTCCAGTCCTCATCCGTGCCATTAAGAATAATTATTCTTAATTCGTAAGTGTCTACAGTAATTTTTTTGAGTCGATCCTTTTTGTCGTACTCATAAGTTTCTTTGATAAGCTTGGTTAAGTTAAAGGCGCTTATATCAGCAATGTAGTCCGGACGTGCTTTTAGGAATTCAGCAAAGTACGTAGCTCTCGGCTGATAAATTTTAGTTTCTTTAGTTTTGAGTTTACACTCTGCGTTTTGTTCGTATTTCCATTCTTCTACTTGCTCTTCTGCTCTAATCAAGCTCAATTTTGAAGAGTTTTTACTTTGCAGATCTTTGGGTATTACTAAGCCCATCGGCGCATTAATCAGACTGGTAACTTTTTGAATGTGCTGGCTTTTGCTCCATTCTTGTATTCTTTTGGTGCGCTTAATTACGATATCGAAATTAGAGGCAGTTGAATCGACGGTGGACGCTAAGCCGTATTGTTCTGTGGTGTCTTCTATGTATTCCGGCGTGGGGCGAACAATCATTTCTGTTCCTACTGCTTTGATTATTTCGCACGGTGATTCCGCTCCCTCAAGGCGCTTATACCAGATTTCGTCACGCCCGATTAGCATACTTATGCTACCAATGCTGGGAGCTATATTTGCCGGTTCAATGCGAAAACTTTCGTATCTATCAATCCAAGCGTAGGAGTTATTTGCATAAAGAAGCTTCCCAACTGATTGCAGATATGAACCAGATAAATTCAGAGGATAATTGTAGATTGTGCTAGCAATATTTCCGCTGATATTAGTAATGCCAGCTTCTTGTAAAAGGTTGGTAATAATATAGCTGGCTGGCTTACCTTCACTCGATTTATTGTCAGCTTTATCAGGATCTGTTGGTTCCTTGAAGTTCAGTACTGCGATTAAATCGCCTACTTCTAATGTTAGCTGTTGCTTCTCTATGTCGTATTTGGGTGTTAATATCCGCAATGCCCCTCGTGGATGACGCTGCAATACGCCTGTACTATTAGCAACTTCCAGTGTCACCTGCACACCCCTACAGAAGCGTGTGGGATTCTTGCGATCATCCAGCGATTCGTCAAAGTCGATGGCATTACCCAGCAGGATTGAGCCTGTGAAACTAATCAGCCCAGAAGAATCAAGGTGTGAATCGCTACCTTGGAACGAAATCATGCAGGGCGTAAAGTCCTTGCCCCCGATAAATAACCGTACATTCCTGGCTGATTGGTTGGCTGTCACGCTGCCACCTTATCCAGTTCGCGTAGTGTAAAGCTGGCAACGTAGGGATACAGTCCGTTGCGCTGCCACTGCGACTTAGGTTCAAACATCCGTGCGTAGAATTGTGCAGGGTAAGCTACGCCACCAGGGAATGTTGCCTCACTTCCCCCAGTGGCGATCGCTCTCGTCCTCGCTCCGTGCTCAACAAAATTCTGCACGCTATCTTCTACTAAAATCCTGTAATTGCTGATGTTCCGGCGTAGCGAGTCACTTTTTTGGAAAATAGCACCCAAAGCGTGCCACTCTTCCCAAGTCACCATTGCGCTAGCTACCCAAATGTGTTTTGGTTCGTACACGGGACCGCTATCCAATGGCGTGCCAACGATACTGTACTCGGTTTGCCCGGTTTCAGGTGTGTTGCGATCGTAGGCAGTGAAGCGACTTAAGGTGACAGAGAGTTCAGCAATGCTTAGGGTTAGTTGACGCATTGTTCTTTCTTGAAGGGCAATATACTTCGTTCCCGGATTGCAGCAAAAAGCAAGGTTCTGTGCTATTAGTTCTGCAACCGTCCGTGTAAACGATTGTTGAGTTCTCCCTTCTGTCGTCGCCCCTGTGGGGTTCCTGGGTTTTTTCTACGGGAACCGTAGGAGATTGGGTGACGATAGCTGCTACAAGTAAAAATGGCGTCATGAGAGTTGAGGTTTTGGATACACCTACAATTCCCGCTCTACTGTACCGATGCGAGGTGCGATCGCTTAAATTGATGGCTTGTGATGCACCCTGATGAACGCATCCTATCAGGGGTGATGATTCACCCCTGTTTACTTTTTTGGCTGCAAAAAAAACACCTACGTTCGCGCTCGTGGTGTTGATAATAGAAATAGAAACTGGCTTGTTAACAATCTTGTGCCTCAGCACCTAAAATTTGGACGACAAGATGATCCGCTATCACGCTTATTAAATCAGTTTTTTCTAGCTTACCTGTAGATACAGCTAAAACCAACTCGTATAATTCGTTGTCAGATAAAGTCAAGTTGTATCCGTTCATGCGTAAAAAAGCTTCCGTGATGCCAAGAGCAGCGCGTTTGTTGCCGTCAATGAAAGCGTGGTTTTTAGTAACGTGATATAAATAAGCCGCGGCCTGCTCGGCAATTGTGGGATGCAAAAATTCACCAAAAAAGGTAGCTTGTGGTTGAGATAAAGCAGACTCTAACAGTCTCTCATCTCTTACTCCCAAACTACCTCCATGCGTTTCGATTAGATCGTCATGAATAGCGATCGCTAATTCAATGTCAACAAATTCAGGATTCAGCAAGACGACGGTAAACCTCAGAGCGCTCTTTTTTGGAAGCTAAATAAGCTTGAAAACCTTTAGACTTCCTAATATCAGATTCTACAGCAGACTCTACGTTTGGTTGCCGATCTAAACTGTTACCGCTAGATGGTAAAAAGCGGTTTTTCAAAGAATCGTCAGAGTTTAAGCATGTCTCAAAGAATTCTTTCATGGCATCAGTAGTAATTACACCTTGAGGGTAGGCATTTTTCCATGTGGGTTCGGAGTGAGTCATCTGCGAAAGTAAAAAGGCGTTTAGATGACCAAATCTCGAATAAACTCCATCAAGTAGTGCTATTTGCCGTTCGCTGTAAACAGAGACATCAAAGTTTTTTGGCGCTGGAATAGGATTAGATCCGTGAGCTTTGTACTCTTGCCATAAAACTGGAATGACGGGACCGAAATCCCATGCCTTGATTTCTTCCAGGAAGAGAGGTTCACCGTAAAGACCTAAATAAAAGCCCTGAGCATAGTAAACGTGCTTTTGTAGTGGCATATGAGTCAAACAGCCAGACAACGTTTTGGCTAGCCAGCAAAAGTAATTTGCTACGTCAAAACAAGTTAGCATAGTACCCCTCCTTGGACTAGTCAACAGGCTTGTTCTATATTAAGGATACAAAATATTAAGCACGGTTCCTCAAAAGCGACGAAATCTTCACATTGCTAAGAGCATAAAGCGCGTGTTGACATGGTGTCAAAATGTATGGTACTCTGCGCCCTGTACAGTGTACACTCGCGCACCCCTCTTCAAGCGCTTAATCTTAGATTAAAAAACCACCCAGTGGTGGGTGGTATTTTAGTCCCTATGGAAAATTTTCCAGGGGGTAGATGTTACTTGTAGATTTTGTGAGCCTCAGCACTGGCGTTCTCAAGGCTGCCAACTACTTGTTTTAGTTCGGGTTTGGAGTAACACCATGCTGCTATTGCCTCTAGTAAGTCCTCAAGGTTATAGCCTTCTTGCGCGAGTATTACCATGAATTCACCCATGAACCGGGCAAGAGAATCGCGGCGGAAGCTACGCAACGCGAGTCGGATTTCTGTGGAGTATGTATCGTCCATTACCCTTCTCCCTCGATTTGCTTCAATTGCGAAACAAGAGCCGCTATCTTGGATTGGTAAGACTTGATTTCATCATGAATTAGGGCGCGTGATTCTTCGGGGCTTAGTGGGCTGATTAGATCTTCTAGAAAGCTTTGTGATTCTTCAAAATTGTTGGGGTCTGGTAATACCCAGTAGCGCCAACAATCTTCAACTTGCCAGTACTCCATGCCGATAATCTCTCCCTGCTTCACTCTTTGACCGAATTGGTATTTAGGTCTTGTCCAATTGCTAGGTATGGAAATTTTTGGGTTTACGTTGTAGGTCATAACGCTGTATTCTCTAAGTGTTTTACTTGATCGAGGTGGGCTACACCGTCCCAGAGGTGGTGTGCCACCACTTTTTCTTGTTGGTCGAAGGCTAAGCCTCCCAAAGCCTGTAGCAGGTTGCGGAGGGTGTAACCGCGTTCTTCCAATAAAGGCAGGAGGTGGTCGTTCAGGAAATGCTGCAGTGCGATTTCTCGATCAACTCGTAGGAGGATTTGGATTTGCCTGGGGGTCATGCCTGCCATTGTCCAGCCTGGATAGAAGGTACGGGGCAACGCCTCATCCAGTCAGCAATCGTTCATCTCCAGCGCTTCCAACACAGTTAGATGCCACTGTAGGGATTGGATGGTTTTACCGTGTCCCTTAGCCGTGTCTACGACTATTTCGCTGTGTTCTTTACCTTTTTCCGTGGGTAAATAATCGGGATTCTTACCATCCGGATTTTTAATCTGAAAACCCTGTTCGATGAGAACTTTGTTGACTCGCACGGCACTCCACTTTTCTCCAGTGGATTCCGTCAGCTTGTTCGCTAGCACCGTTGGGCGGACTAGGTTGGATTCGATTGAAACAGGCAGTAAAGCTTTCGCTTCTTCAATCACGGTTCGTAGTTGAGGGTGAAGTTTGGCGATCGCATTCCCTTTGACTCCCGCTTTTAGGTTGGGGTGCAGGTCGGTGTTGCCTAGCATTAGGTCGATGACATCGGAAATTTCTTGGGGTGTGGGAGTAGCAGGGGGTAATGCGAGTTGGGGTTGTTCTTGGGGTTGGATTTCTTTTTGGGGTTCGGCGATCGCAAAAGACCCGGTTTTGCGGATGGCGGGTAAAACCTCGTGATAAACCCACCGCTGGAAACGTCTCGCTACGGGTTTGCGAGATTTAAATATTAAACGATACAAACCTGGCTCATTTACGACCAACATTTCTTGATCGCCTCCAGGGGTGTTGACAATGGCAACCCCCTTTTCATCTTCGTCAAGTCCGCCGTCGTGGTAAACGCTACCGTCTTTTGTTTTGCGTTCTCTACCGTTGACTGCTAAAGACACGACTATGCCCAAAATCGCACACACGTCAGATGCAACCCACCAAGGATCATCGGCACTGCCAACAAACCGAACTTCTTGTGACTCAAATTGAAATACTGTTAGATTGCTCATAATTACTCCTGACAAAGCAAGAAAGAGACGCATGACTTGCGTCTCTGAGTGATGGGATATCTGTTATTACGCCGCCGAATTAGCTACAAGCATTCCGTTTAGCGCGATGATTGCGAGTATTGCTTGAGTGTCGGTATCGAGCCTCGCTTTGAGTTCGTTATTCATGGGTTGAGCGATCCACTTCTCGTCCAATGCTTTGTAGAAAGTTCCGAGCAACTTTCTGCCCTTCCAAAGGCGGTATAGCGTACCGAAGTCTTCGTCTGGAAGTCCGTCGATCTCGAATTCTGGAGCCAGTTCTTGGGCTTGTTGTTCTAGATATTGGGCAAGCTCGATCTGAGCAATTTGTTGAGAATCGATTGCTGTTTGAGTCATAATTGACTAGTTCCTTTTTTTTATTTGGGATTAGAGAAGCGCTTTAGTTTGCGAGACCGGGGCGCTTTCTCTATATTTAAAATGTATACCGTCACACGACACTTGTCAAGCGTTGCACGACATTATATATTGAGTAGTGTAGAGCGACAATTTACATTAAAGGAGGTGTCTCAAGGTGAACACAGTGAAAATTAGACGCTACACGGACGTTGCGGTTGAAGGGTTAGGAGCAAAAATTAGACAAGTTAGAAAAGCTGATGGGCGATCAGTTGAGGTCTTAGCGGGAAAAGCCGGAATTAGCCGGGCTTACTGGCATGATATTGAGGCGGAACGGATACGGGATGCCTTGCCTGAAGAAACTTTTCGCAAAATAGAAGAGGTTCTAGGAGTGGATTTTGGGATAAATTTTGATGATTAATTTTTTAATTTGACTAGTAAAATACTCATTTTTAATCTTGGATTAATTTTTATCGGTCACAACCTTTAAAGACAAACACCCCACCTAATAAGTGAGGTGTTTGTTTTATGTACAAACGGATATAGCTTTAAGCGATCGCCAAATCTTCAAGTATTTTCAGTACGCTTGCTGCGTTCTCGCTTTGTGATAAAGCAATATAGTCGCGGTTAGATATGCGCACTTTGCTTCAAAGATGGACAAGCCCTTTTTAACACCCAATCCTCAAGAGTTCAAACTTTACGTCTACTGGATCGTAGGATCATCTCAGAAACTGTCTGCCGAGTTCAAAGACTGCAAATGGATTCCCCGAATCGACGAAACGCTTATCTTGCCGATAGATGAGGAAGAGTGGCATAAATTCAAAGTAACGGATGTGGTCTACGATTTCAAAAAACAATGTGTTCGAGTGTGGTGCAAGCCGAAAGACATAATTCCACAAAAAAACAGTATTTGTCGGGAGGAACCCTCTCCAAGTCCTGGGTTGTATGATTTTGAAAAACGAGCGCAGCAAGAGCTTGACCGTGTTGAAGCAAGGCAAAGACAAGAAAAAATAGAGCGCCAATCCCGATTAGAGCAAGAGTTTGCAAGGGTAGAGATGGAAGAAGTGGATCTAGAACTAGAAAAGCTGAAAGCCGAAATGAGGCAGCAGTAGACAGCGCAATACCTCGTCGTTAATCTCAGGTTAATTTTAAAGATAAGCACCCCGTGCGCCCGGCGGGGTGTTTGCTTTAGGCACAGAATCACCAGACCTTCTCAGACAGAAGAAACACGTATGCATCCCTTCTTTCCCACCAGAAGCCAGCCACACCCCAAGACAAGCCACCTAATCTTACAGCAACAGCAGGTAAATGACCGGGTGGAGATGAGATATCGAAGTCCAAATCATCAACCTGTAGCCACTTTTTGTGAACGCGCCATCCCACTTTGTCGCCAAAAGCTTCATAAATTTTGTCGTTGGCGTTAAGACTTCCCCCGACGTTATTCCAGATGTCTTTTTGAACACTAAATCCAAATCGACCATCAGAAGCTCTTGTCCAAAGCTGATCGATAGCGTGCAAATCTTTTTGGGGAAAGTTTCGGATCGACGCTACGTTTAACCAACCCTCTTGTTGTCGATTTGCTACCTTGAGCATAATCCTAAGCGTTTCTCGATCCGCTTCAGCCCATCTTCCGGCTACTAAGAGATCCCGCAGTGCGGCGGTTAAATCGTGTGTTATTTTTTGCTGAATCAACGGGCGATCGCGTTCTTTGTGTTTACGCAGTAACACTATTGCTACTACGAACACTGCGATGATTATGATGAAAAGCCAATTCATGGTTATGCCTCTTTGTAATAGAATTGGCTCAATTTTGGCAAAGTATACGGAGGGAGGCAGCAGCGATCGCACTTAAAAACAATTTGATTTATCTTAATCAACCTCACCCCCTATGGAAAATTTTCCATAGGGTCATAACCCTGCCCCCAACACCTGCGCCCGTGAAATATCGTTGAGGATTGAAGCAGCATCGTCCACGGGATTGGGCGTGCTGACACTGAGGCTGCGTGGGGTATTTGCGAGAGTCAGGATTGCATTATTGAGTGCATCCAGCCGCTGCTCAATGCCAGAGTTGGCAACCTTGAGCGCATCGACAAATTGACTGTAACCAGTTGTCGTAACGCTCGGCTTAATTTGTGATTCTTTTAATGCTTCTGATAAATCGTTGGGCTTGCTATTCAGTGGCTCGTATGCCTTACTGTTGCTTGTGAGCGCCAAATCATCCCGATGGCGCATGTACGCCTCAAAGATATTCTCACCCGGCATTGCTTTGATAATTGGGCTGGCATAGGTTCTGATTTTTCCAAATTCAAAATCGGATGCTGGGGGATTGCCTTGTTGCCTGTTGAGAGCTTCATCATAATGGTAGCCAGTAGTGTCGATACTACTGGTTGTTTTTTTGGTTTCAATAATTCTTCCTTCGATTTTGTCTTGGGCGATGCGGCTATGATACTCAAACAAGCCTTCGCCTGGTTTTTGAATAAAGGGATTAACCCAATCGCTGGGATTTTTCGTTTCACTCTCACCACCGTTCGAGTTCTTGTCTTTTAATTCAGAAGAAATCTTGGTGGCGCTTGCTTCCACTTTCTCTAATGCCGCTGATTGTTTCCTGGCGCTATCAGCTGCTAATTGCTGATCTATTGCTGCCCTTTGGGTTGCTTCCTGTGCCATGATGGCATTCCTGGTAAGCTCGTCCTGGATGTTGAGGTTTTCCTGGGCAGATTGTAGCCTGCGATCGCTAAGTTCGACTTCACGGTTAGCAAGCTGCACTTCGATGTTTGCTATCTCAATCGCCACCGGATCTTTTTTGATGCTGGCTATTCTCAGTGCTGAATCTGCTTCCAGTCTTGCTTTAGCAGCTGACAATCTGCCCGATTCTGCTTCAAATACAGCCGTCTGTGCAGCTATCTTCTGTCGCTGCAAGTCGAGTAGCAGTGATTGGCGTTGGTATGCTTGCTCGGTTTTCAGCGCCTCCAGCTTCTTGGCTGCAATCTCGTCCTCAATCTGGCTGCGCTTTTCGAGAATTTGTAGCTCTGAATCACCAAAGCCCAGGGAATTCAGTTGGCTTTTGATTTCCTGCCCTACCTTGGGGTCGAGGTTTTCATCCTTGAGTTTGCGACTGAGTTCCAGTGCGCGATCTGCATTGCCCTTACGGATATCCAAGCCAGAGATACCCGCATCGGATACCGCTAACTTTAGATTGTAGCGGGACTCCTCTAGCTTGGCGGTGCGCTCAAGACTTTGATTGTAAAGGTCGAGGTTGGCTTTTTCCTGTTCTAGGTAGTTTACCGCAAGTTTGAAGCGACCTTCCTGCACATGCCGCACTTGCTCAACAGCGGCAATCCGTTCGTCTCGCAATTTCGCCTCAGCATCAATCTCAAGATCGATTAATTGCTGGTTTTTCTGTGCCAATTCTGTGTTAAGGGCGAGGATCTTCTCTGTCGCCTCTTTCGTTGTGATAATTCGCTTGTCTCTTTCTTCCTCTACCTGAAGAATCTTGGTTTTGATTAATTCAGCTTCTGCTCTGTTGGTATCTTGGTCGATCTCATTGCTGAGTCGGGCGACGGTTGGCTGGTTCGCTTCTCCGAACAAATCACCGCCTTCCCTGGTGCGCTGCTTAAGAGCGATGTTGCGTTCAACTTGAGATTGCGCGATCGCCGCTTCGGCTTTTTTATTAGCAAATTCGATTCCTTCCAGCACCTTCTCTCGGTACTGTTGCTGCTTGGAGAGACGTTGATCCAGTAACTGTCCTTCAAGGGAAGCAACTTCAGTGAGCAGCGATCGCTCGCGTTCGGCGTATTGCTTAGTGGTGAGAGTGCCTTCTGCCCGTAGCTTTTTGATGCGATCGTATTCCTGTTGTTTGGCAGCGATGCGGGATTGAGTAGCACTGATATCCGCATCAAGGGACTGACGAGAGGCTTCTTTGTCGTCAATTTTACCTGATAGTTGCTGTGCTTTGATCTGTTTAGTGCTTGCGGAAAGTTTTTGGCTGATGCCGAATTCTTCCTTGGTAGCTATCTCTTCAATATCGCGGATGCGTTTTTGCTTTAAAGCCTCACGAGCCGCAATTTCAGCTTCAATTGCTTTTAGTGCCGCACTGCTAACTTGCTTGGTTAAATCTAGCTCCTGTTTGGCAGATGTCTCGGCATTTACTTTCCCTTGTTGCCTCAATTCTTTGAATTTCGCTAATTCCGATACTGCTTGCTGAAGCTCTTTTTTAGCTGTTGTGCTTTGTACGCGAGCGATTTCAGTATCTGCATCTTCTGAGTTTTTCCCCCCCAACAATTGCTGACTTCTGATGCCAATTATCTGGCTATTTTCGTTCTTTTGAAGAGCAAACATCGCCTTTTCATTAGCTTCAGTGAATTCTTTGAGTGTCTGCTCTTCAGCCAGCCGCTTACCTTCAGTAGTTTTTTGTGCTATTTGAATTCTGACTTGTGCGAGTTTGAGTTCCTTGTCGCGGATCTCTTTTTGAGTTTTTTCAATAACTTCTATTTGGTCTTTGGTTGGTGATGGTACTGCTAACAAGTCACGCATTTGTAATTCGCGCTGCTGCAGCAAATTAGTCAGATCTGTTCTTTGAACCTCCAAGTCTTTTGTGTCTATCGCTTTGAGCTTTACTTCTAGTTGTCGAGGAGTGATTTTGCCTTGGACTTGCTGTTCGTAAATAGCACTAATAGCTTTAGACTTGAATACCTCTCGCTCTTCTACTCCCTTGTCGAATTCTATAGTGCTTTTCTCAATTTGACGCTGAATGTTTGTGAAACTGTTTCCCAGAGGTGATAAATCAATTGCCTTAAGATCTTCTAATCTTTTCTTAGCTTGATCTATTAAAGCGATTGAAGTTGCAAGTCTAGCTTTGAGTTCCTGTTTTGCTGGTTCCGGCAAATCTGCCTCTTCTACAATTTTTACCGCTTCACCTAAGTCTTTAGAATTTTTAAGTATCTCGTCACGCAGGGATTCAATAGGTTTAATGACTTGTTCGCGTTGCTGTTGTAAGTCCTCGATTTGCTTTTCTAAGTCTTGAATCGCTTTAATATTGCTTGGGTCTTTACTAGCACCCGGAACGGAAACTATATCAAGTCTTTGTAGTTGAAGAGACTTGATTTGCTCGTCAATTGACTGACTTTGAGCAAAAGCTTTACCCGCATTTGAAGAGCTAAAACCACCAGTTAGCAACTGGGATTGGTCGATTATCCTTTGTATGTTTTCACCTTGATTGGTGACTTTTAATAAGGAATTGTCAAACTGATTTTCTGCGAGAGTTCTAATTTTTTTGTCGTTACCGAGTTTCGATAAAAGTGGTCCCAATAGTGGTCCATATCGGATAATACTTTCCGCACTGAATGGATTTTTGGTAGCGTTGCGAGCTGTCTTGATGGCGTCGTCTGTCCTGTATCCGTTTTCTAATCCAAAATACTCGCCAGTGCCGAGAGATAAATCAAATCCCTTAGACTTGAAATCTGGAACTTTGCTCGGAATTTTACTAATAGCGTCAGTCGCGCTTTTCGCAGAATCACGCACCCGATCAAGGCTTTCACTCATGCGATCGCCTAACTTATCAAACTTGCTTCCCAATTCATCCGAAAAATCGGCTTTAGCAAAGAATAGTAGCACCGCCGCAGTCATCGCAAACACTGCCAACTGGCTCTTCGCAAGTCCCGCTGTCAAGGTATTGAGTGATGATTGAAACACTCTGCCACTCTTTACGGAATCAACGAAGGCAATGCTCAACGCCTTTATGCTCGTTACCAAATTCCCTATCACCGGTCCCAAAGCCATTTTGGCTAGAGTGGCGGTTTGAATTAGCATTAAGGTGAGAGCTGTAAACTCCACAACGGTACTAGGGACAATACCAAGCACCCCCTTGAGAGCAGTAACAATACTGCCAATACCTGAGGTAGTTTTCTGCGTTTCGGCTGCTCCACTAGAGAAAGTAGAGAACAACTCGGATATCTTCTTGATTAACCCATCAATCACCAAGATGACGGACAACACGATGTTGAAAGTCCCCTTCATCATGTTGTCCATCACCGAAAACTTGGCACCGAAAACGTCATCTAAAAAGTCAGCGAGAATGCCGACAACGAATGGTGTAAGGGTAGCGAATGCTCTAGCGAACAAGGGAATCAGTGCTGCTGTAAGCTTGGCTGTTATACCGCTACCATTAAGAATGGTTGTCAATCCTACAAAAAATTGAGCGCCGATTCCAATCAATGCGACGCCGGCGATTTGAATTATCTTGTCAATGTTTTGTGCCGCAATTTCAATGAGTCCGCCAAAAGTATTGGCGACTCCCGCAAACAAAGAACCAAAGGCGTCGGCTAGCCCTTTTTGCAATTTGAGAATAGCGTTGTCAACTCTCGTAACTGCACTTAAGAAGCTACCGCTAGCGTCTTTCGCTGCTTGCCCAAACTGCTCCCTTAAACCCCTGCCAACCTTGGGCAACACATCTTCGCTAAGCAGTGAGCCACTTTCTAGGAGGGCATTGAATTCTTGTACAGAAATACCCAAACTTTTAGCGAAAATGTTGATCGCACCAGGTAATCGCTCTGCGATCTGTAGCCGCACTTCTTCAGCTGTCAGTTTACCTTTACTTAGTACTTGAGTAAAGGCGAACATCACCAGATTTAAATCTTCCTGGGATAGCTGCAGTGCTTTAGAAGCTGTGGAAATCCCCTCAAACAGTTCCCGCGTCTTTGCGCCTTCTAATCGCGTTCCTTTGGCTGCAGCAGATAGCTTAGAATAGCCTTCCAACGAAGCGAGCAGCGGCGTATTCAGGTCAGAGCTTATACCCGTGGCGAATGCAAGTTCTCTCTTGCCTCCTTCTTTGCTACCTGCGGTGAACTCTAGCCGCTTCTGTGCTGGCTCCAGTTTCCGCAGTGCTTCAACTATTGTTTGGATGAGGGGTTGTAGCGCATTATGTAACATCCCAAAAGTGACGGCAAGGGGTGCGATCGCTGGGGCGAGTGGTGCGAGTAATGCTCCGAATGTAGCTCCTGGGGCTGCCAGTGCCGCACCGGAAAATAAGAATCCCGAAGCTTCTGAAACAAGCGATCGCCTTTGACTGGAAGGAATGCTCTGCATCATTTGCGAGCGATAAAATCGTGCTTCCAGCTTCCTGAAAAGTTGCTCCCAGAAGCTGCCTTGTACGCCGGACTGGTAAGCCGCTGCTTGCTGCGAAGTATTGGGGTTTAAGGAGGCTCGTTGCGATGATTGCGCTTGCTTTGGCACTGAAGCCCTGGCACCGACATTTAACGCCTTCTGTACTTGTTGTGCCGTTGCAGAAACAGATCCTCGCACCGACGCTGACAACTGGCTTTGCAAATTCTGAATACCAGCTGTTGGTATTTGAATCTGTCGATTGGCAACAGACTGGGCTTTTTGTACTGCCGTCGCTAAACCAGACTGGATGCTAGAAATAGTTTGCTGTACGGCATTTTTAGCACCAGTGATTATCCCAGAGAAGTTGGGAACTTTGATTTGTTGTAGCGCGTTGGTTACAGCTTGCCGATTCTGGGGATTGCTAATTGCTTTTGCTACACCAGAGTTGTTGACAATGGCTTGCCTGATTTGATTCGCACTGATTTTTGCCAAAGGGATGTCATCTTCGTTTGGCAATTGTGTCGATAAAGGCTTTCTTCTGGATCTTCTACGCCTAGTTTGTGATTGAAGAATGGATGCTAAATTGTCGCTGATCTCTTTAGATGCTTGCTCTGCGAAGGTGTAAGCATCTGTCTCTAATTTGCGAATTGTAGCTACTAATTTTTGCGGCGGATATTTGCCAAATTTCTGCTTGAAAGCCTCACGGTATTCTTGCACCGAAGCTTCGATGTCCAAGGCTTTAGAGCTGGCTTTCGCTGCAGTGAGTGGCACTCCTGCTTTGATGCCTTTGGTTAAGTCTGCCTGCTTGATTCTGCCAAAAGCTAGCTGTAAAGCGTGTCTCGCCTCGTGAGCAATGGTATCTATGTCTTCGCGAGATAAAGTGCCAGTAGCTAATCGCTTGCGTAGATCTTGGCTTAAATTGAGGTTGTTTTGCCTTGGATCGTAAAGCCCCGCAACGCCGTTCGGCATTTGCCCAAAACGCAATCCGGGTATTTGTCCGCGTTGCAATTGAACGCCGGACATGCGGGCGATTTCAGTAAATATCTTACGGAAATTGCTCTCAGCTTGCCGCAATTCCAGATCGTCCGCACTGTTGGTTTTTTTCGCGGTATCTTTGGGGCGCCTTCTTCTTTTAGCTAGACTGATATCTGGAGCATTAACGTTTGCTGATGGCTCGGCTGTTAATTTGTTGACATCAAGTGACAGCCTCGCTGCTTCATTCTTCAGTTTGATAAGAGCGCTGTTAGCCGCTTTCAGTTGCCCCAAGCTTCTATGAATCGCCGTAGGAAGATCGGAATTGGCGATGTCGATCACCATTCTCTTCTCAATGTCAGCAATCTCTCGTACAAGTGCAGCGATGCGCGATCGCGTCTCTTCAGTCTTTGGTAGCTGCTTGAGTTGAGCGAGTTGGGCGCTAAGTTTTCTGGTGGCAAGCTCGGTTTGTGCCTTGGCTTGCAGAGGGGTTAAATCTGCAATCTCACCAGTGAGAAAGCCTTGGGTTGTGGCGTTCGGTTTTCCTGGATTTGTCCCCGTGCTGCCACTCGCACTGCCTTGCAGCTTCGAGAAAGTGCCTGCTAGAGATAGCGCGGCGTTGCCTGCCTTGTTGAATGCATTAACTGCACCACCAATGTTGACACCAAAGGTTTGCAAAACATCCGAAACGTTTTTAGCTGTTGTGCTAATAGTTTTAAAGTTTTGCTTTAAGTCCTCAAGACCGCTATTGGCGTTCGGGGCTACGCTTTGCTGTTGATTTTTTTGCTGGTTTGCCCCACCTTTAATCCCTAGTTCCTTCCCCGATACTCCCAGCAGCTTCCCCGTCTCTTTGCCGAAGTCAGAGAGGGTTTGCCCGATCTGGTTGTCTAGTCCTTCTGATAGCGATTTAGATAACGAGCCTGTAATGCTTCGCCCAATATTCTCGAACGCACCCGTAACAACCGATTGCAAAGCAGAATTGACTGCTTTGATGGGGGATAAAGTGAAGTCAACGAAATTCTTACTCGCCTGGTCGCCACGATTGGCACTTTGCTGTTTCTCGAAAAGGTTATCTAAGCTTTTAGCGAAGGCGCTTTCAATTCCTGCTGAATCGCTGTTACCACCACCACTTTGCTTAATTTCAACAGTGGTGTTGATTTGCGTTTTAATTTCCTCGGCGACAGATGCAACCGCGCTTCTTACTTGCTGAGAATCGAATTTAACCTTAAGTTCAACCTCTACATCAAGATTTTTTAATTCGCGTTCAAAGCATTCTAAATCCGGGCAGACACAGATGGGAATACAGTCAAATTTGAGTTGCTTGAATTGCTTGGCTAGACCTTTGGTATCGAATTCAATGGGAACAACTAATGGCTCTAAAAAGCCCTGCAAGCCCTTGATTTGCTTCTCGAAGTCTTTGGTATCGAGTTCCAGTTTGATGGGTATAGGCTCGAACTTCTCACTAGAGAGCGCCCTAAATTCCTTGTCAAAGCCGGAGCGATCTAGTTTGAGTTCAATTGATACCGAGCCTACTGATGTCATGGGAATAATGCTTGCTTGGGGTGAAGGGAGTGGCGATCGCTCTTAGCGTCAAAATTCCCAACAAAAAAACCACCCACTCGCTGGGTGGTTTGAGCAGTTTTGTGGGATATTTATGCGATCGCCTACACCCTACGGAAAATCTTCAATTCAGGGGTACTAAGTTAAGCTTTAAGGGTGGAGAGGTAGTGTTTATGCAAGAGTTTCGAGTTGGTATCGTAACAAAACGAGGTACAGTGATTTGTCCACAGTTTGTTTGCGCTGAGGACGAATTCCAAGCACTGCTTAAGTACAGAGAGCAAGAGTTGACGTTGGGCAATGACATAACTTGTCGCACCGCAAAAGTTTTACCAGACGGGATGACAATGTACTACACTCATGACCCTGTGGAAAATTTTCCACAGGGCTTGCAACAAAGACTAGGCACGGCGATTAGGACGGTCGAAGCCAAAGGCTTCGTTGCCGCTGAAGAATTCGAGCAGATCAACTACTGTTTAAGTAGAACAATTAATTACCACCAAACGCTAGCAAATATCATTGAGATTCCTTACCAAAACGCCGAGAAGACCATCAAGGAATTCAAGGCACGCATTGATCGGCGCGAAGTAGAATGCGAGAGGTTTTGGCATTGATAAAGCCGTTGGGAAATCGTTGGTAAATCGTTGCATCTGACTTCAACCTGCTCCACCCCCTGGAAAGTTTTCCGTAGGGGTAAAACTGAACTCCCCATCCAGCAGCCACGCACTTCCGACCTCTGGAACCTTCACAACCCCACCATTTACAGCGACATCCCCACTCACCTCAACAAATCCCAACGGGAATTGCACCATCCCATCCTCAGCCATTGGCTGGATCAGTACTAACCCCTCACCAATCCACACAGTAGGATTAACGGGAGTGCTGTCACGGGATTTGGCAAGTCGATCAACAGGTGCTGCTGCCACCACCCATCCCGGCAGCTTGCCTGCATCGGCTAGAGCAAAGAACGCATTCGCAGCGGTACTGGAGATGCGGACATCGTCGCTGTCAACGGCGAAGTAAAAGAAATCTGAGGGCTTGGCTGCCTCACTCTTTGGATCGCGATTGGCGTTCACAAAGCAGCTGGTAAGGGTGGCAATGCCTAGTTCCTGGAGGTGCAGCTCCTCGCGGTGTAGCTTCGCCCCATAGTGTAGTGCCTGGAGGATTAACCAGGTTGGCTGATATCCGAAGCTACTGGCGCGAAACCTTTGCTCGTGGGGGAAGTAGCGCCTAATTCGCCAGTAGATCTCTCCCCAGTCTGGTTCTCCTGGGGAATTGTCGAGTTTCCCAAATCATCTTCAGTCGTCGGCTCTGCATCTTTCCACCCCGCCTCTTCATTGCGAGCAAAAGTAGCTAAGGCGTCCACCAATTGTGGATGGATTTGAGTGGCATCAAAGGTATTTTCCAGCCCCCAATCACCGCATAGGCGAAACTTAATAATTGCCGTCGCCATTAGCAAATTACGCTGTCTGGAATTCTCTTCTAGTAATTCTTGGAATGAAACAAATTCCTCTAAATAGTCTCCCAAGAATTCACTATCACCCATAGTCAAAGCATTGTACACATCCAGCATTTTCTTGCCAGATTTAGTGGCAATAGTCCGTGCCATCTTCACGGCGCTGTTACGAATGTCGGGAATATTATCAGAATTTTCTTTAATAAAAATGCGCTCGTTGGGACTCAAGTCACCATACTTTGGTAATTCTAATTCACCGATAGATTCATGACCTACAGCAACTTTATCAAATTCTTTGGGAGACGTTTTAAAGGGAAGTTTTAACATTGCGTTTATTAGTTAGAGTATCGCAACGCATTGTTCCCGTCCCAAAAAAAAAGACGCGGAGGCGCGTCATAAAGGCAAAAAGTCAACACATTTTGAATTTAAATTTTGTTTTTATAATTGCTCACCCAAGCATTTTTCGATTTTAGCTTAAGAATTAAAAACGTCAAGCACGGGAATTCAACTATTAACTTTATTAAGTTAATAAAATGAGCGCAGGCTTAAAAATTCTCGAATATTTACAGTCGGAAAAATTCCGAATTCGCGCCTACAACATTGTCTACATTGAAGGCGTAGATCCCGATACTTTCGCCCTCAATGACGACAAAATAGATTACTGGAACGATGTGCGTTGCGTCATCCGCGATGATGGTGAGATCCTGCTTTGTAATCAGGCAACTACGGAGCCAGGAATTTGGTACACCAAATTCCCAATGAATCCCGGCGGTGCAGCACGAATTGCTTTTGGGCAATATCTCGATGCGTGGACATTTGGCAATCACAAGGGGCAGTATGCGATCGTACAATGCGGTGATGTCAAGGTGCATCGCGATTTTAACAAGGATGGGTTCCGCACAGGCGATCGCATTGACACAGGAAATTGGTTCGGTATCAATCAGCACACAACCAGTTACGCACCCGAAACTGTTGGGAAATGGTCTGCTGGCTGCTTGGTGGGGAGATATCCTCAATCCCACGCCAAGTTCATGCGGCTGTGCCAGGACTCAGGTAGAAGATACTTTGATACTACCGTGTTGGATGGTTCGGTTTTGCACCAATTAGGGGTACTTGGTTAAATAGCTGATCCACGAAATCTTGTAGATCGACTTGGCGCAATTTCCAACCTTTACCTAATCTTATCGCCTTCAAACTTCCTGCTTTGATGTGCGTTCTTAAAAGCTTTTCACTTATCCCCGAAATTAGAGCGGCTTCGCTCAGGCTCAATACCATTTTGGATTGCAATCCAACTAGATAATAATGATGCGCGATCGCCTTCAAGCACTCAAGTCCCTCATCGATTTGGGCAGGGGCGACAAACGGCGACAAGTCCATGTCGTTCATTGTCGGCGCAAGACTTGGTTGATGAATTGGCGCTTGTAATTCATCCTTAAAGCGAGTCAATTCCTCTTCTGAATAGGTTGGCGTACCGTTAACATAAACCACGCCAATTTTCTTGTCTTTGACATACCTCTCTATAGTGCGTTGAGAGACGCCCAAAAACTTAGCAGCAGCGGCTTTGTCCATAGCGGCGACAACAAGCGACAACAAACGACACAGGTATTGTCGCACAGTGTCGCTACGAATAATAGTAGGCATAAACTAATAGGATGCCTAAAATTATTCCGATGCTGACAAGAGACAAAACGTGAGTAGTTTCTATCAATAAATCAATCATCATGCCACCTTGAAATCGATGTCTTCTGGTAAATATTCTCTTCCAATCAAGAGAGCTTGAGAAAGAAGAGCTTGAAGTACTTGTTCTGGAAGATACTCGATTACGTGTGCAATAGTCTCCCGTAATTTATCGGATTTGTCGGCTACAGGTTCAATGATTTCAACGTCCAAAACCTCTTCTATTGGTGCATCAGGGGCTATCAACTCTTTCTTTAAAAAAGGAAACTCGTCGCCACTTGGAGTCTTGCAGACTAGGACATCGCCCTGGTGCATCTCTTTAGTAACTTCCACGACTTCACCGAAACAAGGGTGGTTGGGGTTTGAAACCTTGTATTCTTGTTGGCTTGCAGATTCTTTCTCAAGCTTGGGTTCGGCAGCAGCTAGCGCCAGGGCTGCTCTAAGTGAAGGTAAAGGGGATTCGTTAAATGTCTCACATGTGGGACATTTGGCTTCCCAATTGCGGAGGATCTTCTCCCAATTTTTGGCAATTGACATCAATCGGTGGGCGTGCGATCGCGAGAAACTGCAATTGCTCTCAATCCAGGAGATAAATTCTCCATGAGGTAGGGAGACTTTCGCTTCAATTAACAGTTCTCCTGCTTCTTTATCGCAAAGTAGCGCACTTTTGATATTGCTAATACCTTGCTCGTAAAATCCTGCTGCTCTTCCTACAGCCGCGTTTATTTTAGTTGCCAACGATTGCAAACATATTTCTTTATTCATAATAGTTTGACTTAATTTCTCTGCGAATTTTACTTAGCCCTATGTTTATACGCGCTCTAATTAACTGCGTACTTACGCCGTTACGGTTGGCAATTTCTTCAATGCTCAATCCAATTAAAAATCTCTCTAAAATAGCATTTTTTTGTTGAAAAGGAAGCTTATCTAAATGTTCTTCTATTTCTGGTGCTTTTTCTACTTCTTCTGCTTTTAACTCGTAAACTAGTTCATCCAGACTAGTTGTTACGTTGCTATTAATATTATCCAAAAGCCGCCATTGGCTTTCCTCCATCCCTAGTCCTAGTGCAATTTGCAATTCATCAATATTTCGCCCCAAAGAGTCAAGAGACTTCTTAATTCTCTTGACTTTGGCTCTCAGCTCTAAAGCCGATCTGGGGATTTTTACGCTTTGCCATTGATCTCGTAAATAATGTTGAATTTCCCCGCGAATATATGGGATAGCGAAGGAACTGAAAGCATTGCCTGTTTTGGGATTGTATCTATTAGCGGCTTTCAGAAGTCCTATAAATCCAATTTGGTACAAATCCTCATGAGACTCACGACAAGAGTTTTTCATTTGATGCACAACTTTATGCACGAGCTTTGCGTTTCTTTGTGCCAAATCATTCCTCTTTTTAATAGGATCTAAGACTGCATTCCCAGCTTTTTCTATACTTTTAACCATAATTAGTTATTGAGGAATATTATCTCAGATTAACTTTACTGAGATAATATTTAACTCAGTAGAGGTACTTGAGTTTAATTATTTTTTAATAATTTTAAGTGCCCCACGAATTTTCATGGCTGATCGACCAGCAGCTAATTCTACTTGACAGCCAGATAATACTTTGACTAGTGCTGTCAACCTGATCGTCGTTAGAGCCGTTAGGAAAAACACTGAATTCTTGAATATAATCTCCTACCCAGCTAGTTGATTCGGGCAGAAAAACGTTACCAGCTTCCACATAGGGAGCGATCGCCACGGCTCGAACTTGCTTACCCCCTTCTGGTTCGATGGGAATTAACCCCGGTATTTCTCGCTTCAGCAAGTCAATCACAGCTGTGCCGTTCGCCTTGTCCTCGATTAATTTGGCAGTGGAATTGGGGTATTTGGCGGACATGGCGCGAATGGCTTGTAGCGTAGCGTTGATATCCATTCGCGCACGCACTTGATCCAGCAAATAAAACTGTCCACCGCGCTTACCCCAGACTTGCCCTACCACGTAGTCCGAGGTATTGGTTTCTTTAAAAGCGCAATCCCAGGACTGAATAACTATGTCAAAGTCGCTGGGGGCAACTTTGTAAAACTGCCACCAGGATCGCTTAAAGTAATTACCTTCCGCCGGTGATGGGTGTTGTTGGTAAAGCGCTTGAAAGAAGTAGCTTCCCAGTCGTTTTTGCAGTCGATTGAGTTTAGGTAAGTCGAAGCGCTCCGGACAAAGTGCTTCTCCAGGGCTTCGCCAATCCGGCTCAACAGTGCAAGTAGATGGAAATTTCGGCGGACAATCCTCTTTGATTGCCTCGAAGTTGACAATATGCCAGTGTTCTGGCTCATCTTCTAGTTCTTGCTGCAGTAGCCAACCTGCAAGATCATCTTCTGCCCACCGCGTCATTACCAAGATAATTGGGGCGTCCGGCTCACCTCTGGTGTAGAAAGTCGAGCCGTACCAGTCTTGATGTCCGCGTTTGATAGTAGCGGATAAGGCTTCTTTGGCATTTTTTAGTGGGTCGTCGATTATACCTGCACTACCAAAACCCTTACCAGTGATCGGACCGCCCACGCCTGCTGCCCAGCATCCTCCGCCGTCCGGAGTTTCCCAGTTCTTGACAGCTGCCGCGTCATCACGCATTTTTCCGCCCATTTCCCTATAAGCGTCGCGAGATGCGCGGGAAAAGGTGTAAGAAAGTTCGGCAGCATAAGAATTTAAACCTACCCATTTTTGTGGGTGACGGTAGAGTAAGTAGCCGGGGAAAAGTTTGGAAACTAGCACGCTCTTACCGTGCCGAGGAGGTAAAAATACCATTACTCGTTTTAAGTCCCCATCTGCTACACGCTGTAGTACGTTAGCTAAAACTTGACAATGGCGATACCACTTGTAGCGAGGGTAAACCTTGTCAACAAATTCATGAAAGCTGAGAATGCGGCGATCGTCACTGTTTTCAGCTTCCAGCAGTGAGAGCGCATCTTCCCACTGTTGCCTTATGCTCTTCTTGCCCACGCATTCCTTAACTCCTGGAGAAACTCATCGGGACCAACGCCTAACTCAATTGCTCGTTCCGCCAATTCGCGCACGGTTTCGGGCTGTAGCTTGCGACGAAGTTCTACAAGACGTGCGATCGCGCCCGCAAGAGCGCCTTTGGATTTGTCTTCAGCTTCTGGTAGCGATGCGTGCAACTGAGAGAGTGCTGATTCGATAATCTCCAAGTCGTCTATTTTTGCATGGCGAATAGAGTGAAAAGCAGGCAATGGATGCTGGGTTTTGGGTTTTGGTTGCCGTGATGTGATGGGAACAACGTTAGTCTGCGAATTCGCTTCTCGCAAGTTGCGCCAGTTGCCATCCATTGCCCATCTATCGATGGTGCGCCGAGTGACACCAAGTTGCACGGCAATGTCTTCTGGTGATTCACCTGTGATGAATTTGGCTTCGGCGAGCTTTATTTTGTCTGTGTCTTTGCTCCTGGACATTATTTAGAAATTAAGTACGAATCTCAAGCGGGAGGTAAAGCCAGAATTCCCTATATACAAAGCTTCTGGCTTTTTGTCTGATTTGTCCGAAATTTTGGATAAGGTATAATTCAACTAGGTTTAAGAGGTGTGGAGCGCAATGGATCTGGTTGAAACGATAGTGGTTCGAAACTGGGCAGTACGAATCCGGACAGCGCATCATATGGTTTGTGTTTCTAATATCCTCCCGGTTATTGAGGCGATCGCAAAGCGTATCGAATCACGAATCGATGTCGATGCTTATTACATGGATCACCGCTGGCGTCTGCACTTCTGTTGGCGAATACACGGCAGAGCAATGGCGTTCCATTACGCCATCGACGAGAAAATGCTTTTGAATTTGGGTTACTCAAGCGCCGCCAACCACGTCGTCTCTCGATTCTTGGAGTATCACGGTAACAATAGCTGTCAATACTGGGAAATCGTCGAATCGCCCTCTCAGAAATTCTTGACTATCACAGAAGGTGATCTTTCTGTAGAAATTCCAGTCAGCGAAGTAACCTTATTTACTTTTGCGGGAGGCGGTCATAGAGTAACAATTGAAACAATGTTGCCGCCAATGTGTCGCATATCAAATCAGCTTGGAAGCGCAATAGAACTCGACGGGATACACTTGCAAGCCGCAATCCTGGATATTCAACCACGAAGTGATGGTGCTTATCGTTTTGTTTTCTCTCCTCTCGGTGAACGGATACAAATAGATGTCAACACAAGTAGGCGAATACTAAAGATCTGGACGAGCTTTGCGCCGCAGTCGTCAAGAGTTGAGCATCCCGAAGAATCAGCAGTTACACAAGGCGCTCGTGCATTAGGGGTAGACGAACAAATGCTTCGGCACTTCCTTGAAGTTGCCACAACTCGCCCATTACCTCCGATCAGGAATACCAGGACACTACGAAGAAGCGAGAGAATAGAGTATCCCGTGTTGGAGGAGATGTGGCGCGTGCCTCATTTTGCCGGGTTTGACTTTAGCGGATACGGCGACGAGGGGATAAAAGCGATAGGCGACACCAGTTGCCAGTACAATGCGCGATCGCCATACATCAGATGCGCAATTAACCCATGTGGTCCTTGTGAAGGATGCATTCATTATGAACCCACGACGCCTAGTTAACCGATTGCCTTCATTAGCTCCGCCGCTGCCTTGGCTGAATCCAGAAATTTGTCATTTCGAGAAGCCACCTCGAATGATGCAAGCTTGAACAAAGGTGAAGTGAGTTGACGGTGTGCCTGCACTCGAATTGAACAGGCGATCGCGTTTTTGACTTCAGTTGGATTAAGATGATTCCAGTCGATAGCTTGTAGTTGAGATTCTGTTCGCTCAACTTGGTTCCTAATTTTTGACTCAAACTGCTTGGCAACAGTATCAATGACTGCTCCATCCTTTAGAAATTGGTATCCGACTTGAGGTAAGCAAGTTGCCACGTAGCCGTAGTCTTTTTGTAACGCCTCTATCGCTCTTGACAAGCGCGACCTGTTCTTGAGAACGTCAAAACCGACGGCATTTGATATTGCCTCGTAATTGGCAACTGCTTTGGAATCAGCACAAGTTTTGAGGTAAGATATTAAAGCTTCAGTTTCTGGTTGACGCTTTGTCATAAAAATGCCTTGATTTGAGTAGAGCGGAGACGAGAAGTCTCAAGAACTGTTAAATCTCATAATTGATTGCCTTGAGTTGACTTGAGTCGAGTAGACGGGAATAGACCTGAGTGGAGCAGACAGGAGCGAAGTCGTTAACTCATCTGTTTCCAATCAAACTTCTCTATCACAAACCGTCCGTAATAACCACCGTTACGGGGTCTAAACCGACCGATACCGATGAGTTGTCCGGCTTGTTCTAGATGTTCGACGAAAACACCTTCAGTAATAATATCATCAAGTATCAAAAATTCCACTTTCGCCTGCCAACCTGGTGGAATTATGGGAAAGCATTTGTGTACTCGCTTGCCAGACCCCTTGACGCCATCGGAGGGGGTAAAAATCCAATCTCCAACTATCAAATCCTTATGTATTCCAAGCAAGCTTGGATCTGTAACTAAAACGCCTGCTTCAAAGTGCTTTGTGTAAGTAGCTCCCCTTTTTCCTGGTATTTTTTTGCCCAAATACTTGGCAGCCTCAGCAATACAATTCTTAAAAGCCATTGGCGGGATGAATATTATACCTTGCTCGTCATAGTGTAACTTTTCTTTCCAAGTTCTTTTTTCAAAGTCATCAGGAGACTCTTTATTTAATTTTTCAGTTTGGTGTGGCTTAGACTGAGAATAAGGCGTTAATCCCTTGATTTGTACAATGGCGACATGAGGCATGTTTTACGCACAAAAACAGCAATAAAACATAATATCAAATTCCTAGATAATTGCTACTTGAATCAGTAGGATTTGCGTGCAAATATTTATCCGAAACAGCTATGGAGCTATGTCCTAAACTGTCTCGTATCAGCACCAATGGCGCACCCTTGGCTAAAGCGTGCGTGGCGTGTGAGTGCCTTAGCCAATGGGCGGATACCTTTGAATTCACACCCGCCTTAGTCGCCGCATCTTTGATTATCCGATGCGCCATGATTCTATCAATAGCAGTACCGTTCGTTGTGGCAAAAACGAACTCGGACTCACTCCGCAACTGCACCAACTCCACCCACACCGCAATTGGCACTAGCACTGTGCGCAACTTGCTCCCTTTCCCCAGCACGGTGACTTGCACTTCCCCTGAATCCCGCTCGTGAAAGTCGCTCCACTTGAGGCGACACGCTTCACTGACCCGCATCCCGGTAGCGTACATGAGCTTAAGGAGAGTGCGATCGCGCAAACTCAAACCCGGACAATTAACCAGTTTCAGTACTTCTTGCTGCTTGAGTATCCTGCCTGCCAGGGACGAATTACCTTTGGGGATGCGCAGTGCAGCGGCGACGTTGAAGCGGACGTAATTGAGTTTCGCCGCGAAGGTGAAAAGGGATTTTATCGAATTAAGTTTGGTGCGGATGGAAGACTCCTTTATGCCGGAATTGTGTAGATGCGTGGCGTAGGATTGCAAGTCTTCTAGTGCCGTCAAAGAAAGCGTTTTCCCTGTAAAAATCAAAAAGTGCTGGACGCTGCGGCGATAAGCATCTGTCGTGGTTAACGGACGCCCGTGCAGCCACATATTAATAAGTGCCTCGTCAGTTGATGTTCTGGTTAATTCGTTGCTCAAAGCGGCACGGGAAAAGCTCTACAGATCTAAGATTCCTGAGAAGAGCCTTCACGATTTTGGCGTGTTCTGCTTCTGCTTGGTCGTAAGTAGAGAATCTTTTTTGATATCCATCAAAGTTACCGCCATTGATGGTTGTTTCAAATAGCAGCGGGAAGCCGCCCTCATGCACCTGGACATCAATGCCTATAAACATTGTCACAACAAGTAAATCTTCGTCTAGCCTGTTGCAGGCAATAATGCGCTTGCCAGAATCCGTGGCTTTTGATATCCATTTATACCAAGCTTCTTCGTCGTCCATCAGTATCGTTTTGCGGTTTTTCAATATGTAAAGGTTAGGCATTTCCCTGCAAAAAGTTATAAATTATACGATTACAACATAAGTGTGGTAATGTTGTACTCCTCTTCAGAATTTCTTAATCCTTGCAGGCATTATAGATTGCCGCTTGAGTTGGCTTTATGAAAATCGATAATGCTATCCTGCTATCACGTATCTTTGAAGACGATTTGGAAATCGGCTTTGCCTTGTGCTGCACAACCCCATACCTCATAATTGCGGGTGGAAGAGCAATACTGGTGATTAAATATCGAGACGATACCACTGCTTCTTTACTGGCAGCAAATTCCAAAGCGATCGCTCAAAAAATCAAAAATTTGCTGGGTTACGAAATTTACATGCACCGCGCTGGCACTCCTGTTGCTAAATTAGAAAATAACTTAGGAGATACAAGCATGGTTGCAATTATCGAGAAGCCAGAACAAGAAAGCGTTACGCAAGAATCAAAGCTCTTAAAAATTGAGACTTTAGCGAGAGTAACGAGCAAGCCAATCAAAGAAGTGAAAATGATGCTTGGCAGGATTGGAGCCGTCATCTACCCGCAAGAGGACGCAAGCGAGATGATCGCAGAAACTCATTTCGACCAAATTGTTCTACGATGGGCTAAATCTTTCAAGGACGCAGAGCAGGTAACAACCCAGGAATCCGCTACCGCCACCAATGACAAACCGACGACAGCAAAAGCAAAAAAGCAATCCACCAAAATTCTGGCTGAAGAACTAACGATTAATGACCTTGCCAGCGTCAAGTCTGGCAAAAATGCCGGATCTCCCAATTTGACAGAAAAAGGGATTCAGCAAACTCTTACCAACTTCTTCAGCAAAGTCAAGCTTGAGGATACAACCTTAACAGACGCCGCATCTGCTTTCATTGAAGGCAGTAGCGAGTTTGGGACAACTCTAAGAAAGAAATTATTTTTGGCTTACCGAAAGTTCTTTCCTGGCGCAAATATCGGAGAGATTGAACCAAAACTTGTCGCTGGAGCAAAAACTTACCTAGAAGCGATCGCTTCCCCTGTTAAAGAACCCGAACTCGAACCAGAAGAAAACTAGGGGAACAGCTAATAGGATGGACACGTAACACCTATTAGCCTTGTCCCAAGAAGCGAAAAATCTACCATTATCTCTTTCACATGCCGCCGCTGCTGCTGTCGGCAAGTTGAAGCTGCTTTGGGATTGCTGGAATGACTTGGAGGGAGTTGAAAAATCTTATCTCCCGCAAGAAACCAAGGAGCCTCCCAAAGCTTACGCTGATCGCATCAAAAGAACGACTTTTGACAACAGATTTGAGCCTGCAATTAAAGACTACGCAGGACTTTTGAGCGTTTTTTCACTGAATCAAGACGCCGCGCAAAGCATATTAGACAACAAGGACAATATCGACCAACAAGGTAACGACATTTGGTCATTCTTTCATGAAGCCGATCAAATGGTGTTGCGGGATGGTTGGTGCGCGATTTTGGTTGAATTCCCGCCCGATAATCCCGACATCCAATCACAGGCGGATTTGCTAGCAAGCGATCGCCATCCATATTTAGTAGCAATTGACCGAAGAGATATCCTCAACTGGCGCTTCGCCTACGTTTCAGGAAAGCCCAAGCTGCAGCGAGTTACCATTCAGGAGAGACGGTTGGAGCCGGATGGGGAATTCGGCGAGGTAGAACAAATCTACTACCGAGTGCTCAAGCCAGGTGAATACGCGGTTTATCAAATAGTCGAGGGTTCGGGTGGGCAAAATCAATTGATCCTCGTAGATAGTGGCACAACGAGCCTCAGCGAGATTCCACTAGTTTGTTATTCCGTAACTGAAGGAAAGCTTTTCTCCGCTAAACCCCCTTTCTTAAACCTGGCGAAAATCAACATCGAACATTATCAGAAGCGCAGCCAACTAAACGAGGTTTTGAGGAAATGCAACCTACCAGTGCCAGTGCGTCGGGGACTGATTCGCACTGCTGACGATTTGCAGAAAGTCCCGCCTCTGGTAATAGGACCAAATTCCGTAATTGACATCCCAGAAAATGGGGACTTCTTCTTCGCCGAACCCAGTGGAGCAGCTATTGCCGCTTCTAGGGAAGACATAAAGGATCGGGAAGCAGCGATGGACAGAATGACGTTAGACTTTCTCACCAGTGGCAAGCATCAAAAAACCGCCACAGAAGTGGTACTGGATTCCACCAAAACTAGCGCCAACCTCAAGGGTGTGGCACGCCGCAAGGAAAGTGCAGCGCAGCAAATCTTCCAACTTTGGGTGCAATACACCGGGGAGCCGACGGGGGGAAGTATTGCTATGGACGATTCGCTACTACAAATGCCCCTCGATCCGCAAGCGACGGAAAAGCTGGAATCCTTGGCTCAGACAGGATTTATCAGCCAGCGCACTTTACTGCTGTTGCTGCAGAGGGGTAAGGTACTGCCAAGGCAGTTCGATGTTGACGCTGAGGTAGCGGCAACTGAAGCGGCTGGAAACCAAATTCAAATAGAAGAGGTATAGCGATGGAAGATTGGCAAGTGTTTTGCACTCAATGGCAACAGAGACTGAAACTTCAAGACTGGGACGTCAATGTGAAGATTGTTTCTTTACGAGAAATGGGGGAGAGTTTATCCGGCTCCGTAACATACAACATTGGCAAAAAAATCGCGGATATCAAATTGATTAAGCCTGAGGATTATCCGTGCGATTCCATGCGCCCTCAAGATATGGAAGAAACGCTAGTCCACGAATTGCTGCACCTACACTTTGCTCCGCTGGGTATCGAAAACGACACACCCGAACAACTAGCAGAAGAGCAAGCGATTAATGCTCTAGCCAAAGCATTGATTCAATTCAAGCGCTCTACCACCCCTATGGAAAATTTTCCAGAGGGTTAGCTATGGAGGGAAAACCACTCCCACTCAAGCAACTCCTCGAACTAGCCATGATCAAAAGCCAGGACATCGAGGAGATGAAAAAGCGATCGCACCCCACAGTCAAACCCTTTATCAATGCTACAGTTCGATCCGCAAACTCATAGATATCGCAATGCTGAAACCGGGCGATTTGTCAAGTATTCTGAGGTCCTTAAGGTAGTGGGCGAGGAAGTAAATCGCTTGGAAGTTCGCCTGAAAGGACATGCGCGGCTTCTAAATCAAGGAAAAATCGACATTGCTGAATTCCAAACTAGGATAGCGCAATCCCTGAAGGAATCCCACCTACGCAACGCGGCTGTGGGCGCAGGCGGGGTGGAGCAATTTACACCTACACACTACGGCAAAGTGGGTGCGGAACTCAAGAAACAATACCAATTCTTGGATGGCTTTGGTAAGGACTTGGCGGACGGCAAGCTTTCCGAGAAACAAATACTAAGTCGTGCAGCCATGTACGCGGCTAGTTCGCGCACATCATTTTTTGAAGCTGAATTTACTAGTCGGGGCAAATACGGCTTTCTTGCCAAAAGACTTCTCGATCCGCAAAGCCGCCACTGCGATTCTTGCATCAGTCTCCAGCGACTAGAGTGGACACCCATCCACCGCCTCACTCCACCAGGAGTAAATTGTCAGTGTGGTGGCAGATGTCGGTGTCGCTTGGTATATCAAAAACGGAGTTACGGAGGATTTAGGTTTAGTTGAAATTTAAAAAAGCCCGTATACGCACGGGCTAGGGTCGTACTAAGACCCCTCAGTCAGCAAACAATGTAAGTATAACCAAGCACCTATGTTTACGCTAGAGCAAAGATACCAAATCCTCACCCTCTTAAATCAAGCCTTACTGCGTACCGATACCATGCGATCGCAATACGGGGATTACTCTGGGGAATTCTACCGCTTCGACGCCACCCTCAGTCCCACTGAATACCAAAAAAATCGCCCCGTGCCGCTGCTTTTTCAAAAGGAAGATATTTGGCAGCGGCTTACCAAGATAGAATCTGAATCTGAGTACCTGGTGCAGCAAGTCCTTCAGTTACTGGAGGGCTTACAAACAATTGAACGGGCAATTATAACCGAGCGAAGCTCTCCCAATGGCGCACTGAGGAAAGCTGATGTACTGGAATGGGATACCGGGCGATCTTCAGGAATGTTAACGCAAAGGGATGATTTTATTGAGCAATTACGCTATTTTTTGGGATTACCACCTTCACCGAATAATTCGGGCGGAGGAATGCTTTTAAGAAGCTAAGTGCAGCTATGAGAAGGAAAAAAGGGAAAAAGGACGATTGACGAACTCTTACTTTTTCCTCCTTCCATTAGACGTTTTCCTTCAAGGTAGGAAAACTATTTTAGCCCCCATAAACTTCTCACTTCATGGATAGTCAAGAAGAACCTCAGGTCAAGGCGACGATGGAATTAAGCCCAGTTGCTAAAACGCTTGTAGGCGTCATTACTTCAATCATCGGATTCCTGAGTATCTCTACCTGGAATACAGTCAATAATTCGGCTTTAGATATAGCTAGACTGCAGGTAAAATCAACAATAATTGAGGAAAAAATATCTAACATTAAAGATACTTACCAAGAAAAAAATGAAGATACAAATAAGCGAATTACTACTTTAGAAGCACGCATGATTGCTATAGAAAAAAGAACTAAAAGAAACAAATGATTGCGAAAAAACTAGAGAAAAAAGTGAGTGGATTGCACTACGTTACGGGCGTTTGCGTAGTTTTACTAATCGGACTATCTATCAATTCAATTCAAGTTTGGAAAGAAATAAATTCCATACAAGACGGCATAAATACAAGAACCAAAAGCCGATACTCTGCTCTAGATGCGGCAAAGGATAAAGCTATTCTTGACAAAAAACTGACAGACATGGAGCGCAGGTTGGCGGTCTTGGAAGGCAATTAGTATTGTTGCTGCGTTATTCTCTGCTCCCAACTAGGGAACCATCAAATAGACCTCAATTGTAAAAATCATGCCTGGAAGTCTTTCAGACTACGCTGAAGCTCAGTTGTTAAATCAATTATTTGGTGGTGTTCCTTACGCCATACCAAATATTTTATACTTCGGTTACATGGTCGGCGTTCCTGGGGAAACAGGACCGGGCGCTGAGCCAAATTCTGGCAACTATCAAAGGGTAGCCGTCACTAACAACACTACAAACTTTCCGGTGACAGCGAACCAGATTAAAACTAACGCCATAGAAATCCAATTTGAATCTGCTACTTCTAACCACGGATTGGTACAGGCAGTGGGCATTTGGGATAGCCCAACTTCCGGCAACATGCTGGTGTATTTCCCTCTCGCAAACCCCATAAGTATCGGTGTGAGCGACGCCATGCGCATCCCTGCCGCATCTCTCACACTTCAATTCAACACTGGGGGATTGAGCAACTACGTGAAGAATGCTTTGCTTAACACACTACTTGGCAACGTCCCCTTCAATATCATCCCCATCCTGTACTTCGGCTACGCCACATCCACTCCCACCGACGCAGTAGCAGGCACAGAACCGAGCGCTGGAGCTTATGCCAGAGTGGGTGTAGCAAACAATACCAACTTATTCCCTGCTGCTACCCTTGGCAGTAAGGCGAATGCGCTTGATATCAATTTTCCTGAGGCTACTGCATCCCAGGGAACTGTAACCAATGTGCAAATTTTTGACGCCCAAAGTGGTGGAAATTACTTGGGAAGATACGCCTTTGGAACTCCCCAATCGATTACCACTGGCACGATTCCAAGCATTCCCGCTAACACCTTCACCATCACACTTGACTAATGGCACAACTAACTCTCCCTAGTGGCACTTTAGCTACCGAGACTAGTGCCGATGTCGGTGAAATCAAAATCGTCAAGAATATCGGTAATGGCTTGATTACCACCAAGTCTTCTGCTGGCGTCGGAGCAGTAGGCAGAGTGCGTTCGCTTCTGGCGATGGCAACGCCTTCGCTTTCACCACTAACCGCCAACATCGCAAGCAGCTTGTCTGGCACGCTCAAGCGCAAGCTGAAGCTGCCCGCCGGAACCATTGCCAGCACAATAGTTTCTGCTCTGCGATTCTTTCTGGCAGCAGAACAGACACCGCCACCCAAGGGCAAACTCACGCTTGCTGGCTCATCTTTTGCGGGTTCTAGATTAGTGAAGGGCGATTTAATCCCTCTCTCTTTTACTATTACAGGACAACGTTTAGAGGGGCTGACAGCCTTGTACACGGCTAAGCGCAAGGACAACCCACTAGCGCCCACTCTAGTCAAAGCAAATATCCACCTTACAGATGTCGCCATCGATCCAAAAACTGGCATTGAAACAATGACAGGAGCTTTCAGTATTGAACCCGCTGACACGGAAAGTTTTCCCGATGGTGAAGTGGAACTGAGCTACACCTTCAAGCTCACGGACGGATTGGGGCGAGTGTACACCTTAGAGAAGGGCAGTTTTACTGTTTTTTCAGCGTGAGCAAATTACTTCCAATTTATGAAAACAGTCGGATCGTCGGCTTTTTCTTTGACTGCCCCGGCTGCAAAATGGGACACGCGGTTCATGCGCGTCCGTATAAAAACAAAATTGGAGCGAGCTGGACTTTCAATGGGAGTCTAGATAAGCCGACTTTTCGACCGAGCATTTTAGCCAAGGTTGAGCGATCAGATGTCCAAGCAATGGTTTGTCACAGCTTTGTAACCGATGGCAGAATTCGGTTCCTTCAAGACTGCACTCATTCCCTGGTGGGCCGAACCGTTGACTTACCCGAACAAATACTTTAATGGAGTATGCCTTTATGCGCTATTGGATGGATTTAGAATTTATAGAGAACGGTAAAACTATCGACATCATAAGCATTGGCGTAGTTTGCGAAGATGGTCGTGAATACTACGCAATTTCTTATGATTGCGACTGGTCAAAAGCGTCGGATTGGGTGAAACAAAACGTATTACCCAAGCTACCAAAAAGACCAAATCTGTTTAATTTGAATTGGAAGGAAGTCAGAAAACAGGGTTGGCGATCGCGTGCCGATATCGCTTTTGAGGTTTTGAAATTTATCAAGTATCCCGTTGTTGAACGAGATATAGAAAGTTATTCGTATCATGAATTAAAATCACTTGAAACACCAATAACACCCGAGGTGTGGGCGTATTATGCCGACTACGACTGGGTAGCCTTTTGCCAGCTTTTTGGCACAATGTCGGACTTACCTAAAGGACTTCCGATGTATTGCCGCGATATTAAGCAGTACTGCGACTATCTTGGCAATCCCAGGCTACCGTCACAGGGCAAGGGGGAGCATAATGCATTGCTAGATGCCCGATGGAACAAGCAGGCTTGGGAGTTCCTGAGAAGATTTGAAGAAGATTGCGTAGTCAGCCGAGTATAACCCTGTGGAAAATTTTCCAGGGGGTAGGGCATGACATCCCCTTTTCTCGGCTTTGAAAATGCCCGAATCACTTTCGACGTTCCCGACGGGACACATACCATTAATGAGGTTGGTAATGTTATTGCCAATACCAAGAACAAAACCATCAGCGCCGTCCTAAAGGAATCAAAAGATTCCGATAAATACATCGAAGAAATTCAGCAATTTGCCGGGGCTGATGGTTACGCGATTCTGCTAGAAGGGTATCTGGTGGAACCTCAAACCTATCCACCAGGGGTGCAGTTTTTGATGGAGGGCGAAGCCGAAATTCAGCTAGTACTGGGCATGACTGAGCCAGGAAGATTTAAGCTGATGCCAGCAGTGCAATCACCTTACGTACATCTGGTGGGCATCGACCTCATCACACCAATCAAGGGTATTTTTAGGAGAAATTAATGTTAAAGACGGGATTTGCGACGATTCGACATATATCAGGCATTAACTTTGAAATGACCATTAACTATAGAAGCCTTGCCTGGTTCAAGATATGCTGCAAAGTTTGGGGAGAAGCGCTGATTCAGAATTGGTGCAGCCCAATCTTTTGGCTGTACATCACACCCAGATTTGCGGTCAGAATAATTCGCCTTGCGCTGGTGGGGTAAATGGCAAATATCAATCTTTCCAGGCTCAACAGCGCTATCAACCAGGCTTTTGATATCGCGGTCGATGCCCAAGCTGAAGCGTTTCAAAATGCTATAGCCGACGATGTGTGGGAGTGGCCGCGCACCACAATACGGCGTAACGGCGATATCGTGGACAGTCCCCGCGACGCCGTGGATCAGGAGGATTTAATCAACTTTCTGGTGATATCCCGCAGCGCCAACTCTGCCCAGTACGAGTGGGAATCCGACCACGCCGCTATCGTACACGATGGCGCAACCACTAAGAGTGGTACGGAATTGCCCGCACGCCCCTGGACAGAGCTAGGGCTAAAAGAGTGTAACGCGGCAGAAATTATGCAGAGGAAGTTAAACCAAATTTTATGATTATCACCGTGTTGGCATTAGTTTTTGTCACGATCGCCAGCTTCTTGATCGCCGTACTTGCGAGTTTAGTTTTAGCCATGAAAATCGCCTACGTCGCCGAGGAGATTCTTGAAGAGGAGGAACGACATGATTGATCCTCTTGTGCTACGAGCCAGCATAAAAATTATTTTGGAAAGTCAAATAGGCACTTATCAGTTTCGCGGCGGCATGACTGAAGCGATCGCCATCCTCCCAGATCCACAACTGGGGTGGCAATATCCAGAACAGGGAACCAAAGTGACAGGACTGGAAGTAGTAATTAAGCAGCCAGTGCCGGAGGTGCAATCAAATATTGGTGGCGATCGCACCAAGGAATATGCCTGGTCCATCCACTTGAAACAGTGGGATACCACCAAGAGTTTGCGACAAGCGGTAGATTTGCTAATTGACAATCTGCCTGGTGAGTACTTTATCGAGCGAGTGAGTATGATGCCTGCCTCTGACAAGCTCCTAACCGTAGAGCAGTGCAAGATTTTTCTCAAAGAGTGGACGACGAATGCAGCTATATAACTTTTTGGTGCAAGTCGCACTAACAATTGTGATTACTTCCTTATGTACCTTTAAACTTGCCTACAGTCCCAACGCAAACGAGCAGGCACTATACGGAGGGATCTTGGCAGCGGTTTTAGCTTAACCCGCTCATGGACTGTTCCCAAGTATAAAAAGCCGGAAAGGGAAACTAGTGATTACCACTGGTGCGACAGCTAGTACCTCAAAGGAAGTTCTGGAAGTTCTTAGGAACGCCAGAAGCGGACACTTACCCGAAGGGAAGTGTCCGTAGTTCACGCTACTGGCTACCGTCTCCCGGTCAACAAAATAGATAGGGGAACTCTGGCTCTGGATAAAACTCCGGAGCAAAAATGTCCAAAACCTTTCAAGTTGGTGCTGGCAATAAGGTGAAGCTATTTGTAGCGCTGCTTCCCCTTGGCGATCGCACAGAGCCAACCGACGTAACAAGTATTACCGCATCAAGCGGACTTACTGCCGCTACAACAAGCATTACAGTTACTGCACTCACAGGCGCGATCGCCGGCGGCACACCCCTAGAATTTGACAATGGCACAGACAAGGTAACAGTTTATCTTGCTAAAGATGCCAAACTGGGCGATACAGAGTTAATCGTCGAGCCGATTGAAACAGCCTTGAGTGGCAGCTCTACAGCCACTTACACCGCTAAATTACGACTATTTGGCGGTACGCAGTTGAACGCCAATATTAACAGCGATAGAGCAGATGTACTAGTCTTTGAAGATGCATTGGGCTACAAGGACGGGGCTATCACGGGGCAATCCTGGGAATTGCCTTGGACTGCCAATCTACTCAGCAGCGACGAAGCTTTTAGGCGCGTAGCGTTCGCCGCTGCTACTGCCGTTTCTGGGCGAGAAGTGTACGTGTGGCAAGAAGATCCACCACCCGCCGGACACGCCAAGGGTGATGGACTCAAGGGTTCATGCGTTGTCATGAATTTTCAAAAGAATTTACAATCCACCGCCATCTGCCAAATCTCCTTCACCTTGATGGGGCAAGGATCTCCCACAATTACCCGTTACTCGCTGACTTAATGTTGAAGGAAAAAGTCTAAGGGAAAAGGTAAAAAGGATGATTGGTATTCTTTCACTTTTTCCTTTTTCCTCCTTCCATTTTCCTTCTTTAAAACGGGAATCATAGTTTTGGGTACCCAATCAAACCACTCAAAAAACATAAAGATTGACGGCATGTCTAAAACATCAGACGCATTGGCTACACAAGACCAACTCATCATTGAATTGGCTAGAGTTATCACCGAAGTAGTTCGCTTAAAGAATGCTAGCGAGACAGAAAAAGATGCAGCGCTAGCGCAGGTTTCTGATCTCCTAAAGGTTGATGAGCTCGATGCCGCAACCGCGCAACAAGCAAACGACAAACTCAGAGAAATGATCAATGTTCTTGCTGCCGCGATCCCCACTGAAACGCCTGCCCCTGAGCCAGCACCCATCGAAGAGCCAGTGCCTGTAGAAGAGCCAGCATAAAGTTAACCTCCTCAACGTAAAATCTGCCGGGTAGAGAATCTCAGGCGCGAGTTTTACGTAAAAGCGGCACTACTAGAGTGCCGCTTTTTCTTTTTGCGTAGATACACACCAATTTGAATCTCACTCGTGTTAGTTCCTTTCTCTAAGCTCCTGCATTAGCTGCCTTGTCACCATACTTTCTATCCTTGTCGTCATCTCCTGAGTTGAAAAGGGGATAGTCGCCAAGTCCGCGCAATCACGCTTGAACTGCTTGATAGCAGCTAGTAAGTTAATCAATGAGGGAACAAAAGATCCTTCAATTAAGCAAAAGTCGTCCGCCAATTCCCAGATCTCGGAGTTAGAAAGCTGATACTGTCGGGTTAATAGCTGTGTCATCTGTCTAAAGGAAGATAAAATTATATATATTATCTCTCAAGGAGGATGCCAAAGTGTGGACGAAGGTTGGTGGAGAATTCATGGGTCAGTATTTGCTGACAATTGAAGGGCAGATCGAGGGGCGAATCACTCAATTTCCAGGTAATGATTTGATTTTTGGCGTTTGTGGCAGGGAGAGCAACCACAAAAGCCGCCATGACTTCGCAACTGTGGACGAAGCGAAGTCGTGGATCGAGGGAGAGCTAAGAACCTTTTATCAGCAAGCCTTGGCGCAACTACTGCGAGTTACGTAATTATACTGAAGTTTACAAGTACAATTATTGCCAAAATTCAACCAGAAGAACCAATTCACAAGCCAGTGGTATTCGCATTGTTCGCGTCCACCTTTTGGAGAGGGTGGATTTTTTATTTGACCGTTGTGTGACTTATGTGAGTCCGGCGTATGATTTTCACTCGCGGACATTATTCTTCTTGATCTTTCTTTTCTTCCAGATCGGGTTCGGTGTTCTCCACTAGACAACTCCAATCAACGTTGTCAACATCAACGGATTCTTGATAACCATCCGCTTTCAAAATTTCTTTGATCAACTCTTCAACCGGGATTTTGCGAATAGCTGCCTCTTGTCGCAAATCCTTGCAAACTTCATCCCAGTTGTCAGCGTTCGACACTCGATCAATCAAAATTGCTTCCGCCATTCTGGTTTTTGAGACTCCTCTGGTGTATCCCCAGAGCGATAAACGAACCTCTTTGACGATTGGGATATTAACTGAGAATCGACGATCGCGGTTTCTTGCCATTTCAGACGGCGGTATTGGTACTTTCTTATAGTACACCTATTAGCATCTTTTGAGCATCCAATAAGTTTATTTTTGCCAAATAAAATGGTAAAACTATAGAAAAGCGCTTTTAGATGCGCCCCCGGTGTGCTACCACCGGACACGACTTCACCGCCAACAGATCACCTCTGAAAGACGGAGCAATACAATCATGCATCAAGAACTACCATTATTTGAAGAACTAGATCCACTAATTTTCTGCCAAGTCTGGGGGCTGACCTACGAGAAGGCGTCTGAGTATTTGTTTGTTAGTTCACGCACACTTTCAGCTTACAGCTGTAAAGCTAAGCTCACACACCGGAACCCTTCACTGAGGGTGAAGGTACTGGCAGCACGGCAGCACAATGACTGGGTAAGAGAAGGGAAGCGACCAAAAAACTTGCCATTACAGTTGCAGGCGATCGCCTAACAATCAACAAAGTTGTCAACTCAGGACATAGACCCACCCCGTATGGTGGGTTTTTAATTGAGATAACGAGGTCAGCGGACAGTCACTGCATGGTCAGCGGACAGTCAAAGTGACTTTTAAAACACTATCACCCGTGTCACTGGCAATACCAGTGCAATGTCACCGGAAAAATTACTAGATGAACAAGGAGTGGAGACAGAAACTTTTTCAAGTGCCATTACAGGAATTCACGCTAAATCCCCTTGGTTTTCCATTGTCGAAGACAAAAGGAGCAGAGATTTTAGGGGTTTGTTTGAGGACTTGGCTGAGGTGGGAATCACTCGCCATGTTGATTCCAGAGTATAAACTCCAACACATTCAACTCAAGAAAAGAGCAGAGGAGGCAGGGGCTGTCGCACCCATCGTTCCTTATCAAGTGTGGTGCTGCGGGCGTATTGGGGAGATTTTCGATTTACTCCCCCACGGATTATCTAAAAAATGGATGGTGCAGGAGTACCTCAAAGCAAACTTTGAAGAGTTTACTCGCGAGGCATATCGCGAGGAACAGGAAAGATTTACGTCATTAATAATGGAGGCAACGAAATGA